GGATCGCGGTGCGGAGAGCTTCCGCGACCTGCGCATACGGCGGCAGCGGGTCGTCCGGATTGACGGTCACGTCGATAAGCGTAAGGGGCTCTAGGTGACCTAGGTAAGCCGCCGCGCCTGCCCTCCTTGACCATCCCTAGACATCTGTGCATACTAGATGTCTAGGGATTTAGATCTAGATGTGACGGAGGACGAGTTGCGGATGTCAGCCCCAACCCCGCCACCGGTCGGCGAGTTCGAGGCCATCCCCGACCCGTTCGACTGTGTTGCGGCGCTGAACCGGCTGGCGGATGTCATGGGCTGGCGGTTCCCGCGCAGGCACGCCGCCTTGCGCAAGGCGAAGTTGCGCCAGATCCGCGACACGCCGAAACCAGACGGCAGCCGCTACACATTCGCCGAGATCGGCGAACTGATCGACCTGCACGCCACGCGCGTGTGGCAACTGTTGGCCAAGAACAAGTCGAGGCCCGACGCCGTAGCGCCGGACCTCGCCGAAGAGTGTGCCCCAGCCGTCGTGCTGCCAACGACGCCCGCACGGAGCCGGAAGACCGCGGCGGCTGGGGACTTCCAGACGATACCAGCGGAGGCCACGTCATGACGGCCCACGGCGGCGGCATGTACTGCCCGATCCCCGGCCCTGACCTGGACGGGCTGACCGCCCTACTGCGGGCGAAGGCCGACGAGTACCAGCGTCTCGCGGCCGCCTTCGCGGCCCAGAACCCCTCACCGACGGAGCGGCCCGAAGCCCTCCTCCACCCGTCACCCGCCCTGAACGGAGCCCGCCATGCCTGACCTGAACACCCTCGACGAGATCCACGCTTGGCGTCCCGCCTGGACCGACGAACTGCACCCCGCCTTCTGCGGCACCGGCGTCGGCTGCGACGGGCACCACCTCTCCGAGGTCGCCGAGGTCCACACCGGAGGTACCGGGCCGTGGCTGAAGGTGCTCGCCGACATGGACCGCACCGGCCGGTGCACGGTGATCCTCGGCTGCGACGACGACCGGGGCGTCAACTTCGAGCAGAAGCTGACCATCGGCGCCGCGGTGGCTCTGGCGCATGCCCTGCTCGATGCGGTGCACGTGGCGCGGACCCAAACCCGGATGGTGCGACGTGACGTGCTGGCGGTGGCCGCGTGAAGCCGCTCCACGCCGCGAGCAGGCGACAGTGCCGCAGCGACGACACCAAGGAGAACGAGCCCCGATGAGCACCTTCATGCACCTTGCGCACGCTCTGATGGGCGCGACTGCACACCACCCCAGTTGGGTACTGGCCGCTCCCAGCCACGTGCTGGCCGCCGATCCGACGCCTGCCGGGCCAGCGCCGACGGCGCATGTCAACCCCAACGGGTTCATGAACTTCCTGATCTCGTGGGTGCTGCCGATCCTGATCGCCCTCGCCGGCATCTACGCGATCGGCCGCTCGAAGAAGGGCGACATGAACGCCACCCTGACCCAGTTCTCGATCGTGGTGATCGGCGTCGTTTTGATCGCCAGCGCTGGGGTGTTGTTCTTCGCCGGCCAGTACCTCGTCCACCTCGTCATCAGCTGAGGCGGTACAGGCGATGAAGTTCCGCGTCGACGACGACATCTACCGGGCCCGGCTGGTCTACGTGGGGCCGCCTGGCTACACCCTGCCCGTGCAGTTGACCTACGGCCAGTGGGGGTTGTTCGTCGCCCTGGCGACTGTGTGTCTCGGCGGCGGGCTGGCGGTCACCGGCGGCGACTGGAAGGTCGGCGGGCTCGCGCTCGCCACGGCGATCTTCTGTACGCACTGGGTGTCGCAGCATGTCGACCCGGACCGGCCCGCCCGGAAGGTCATCGCCACCGTCCTCACCGACTGGCGCAGGTACACCCCGACCCCACCCGGCGCGCTGCCGCGCCTGTCCGCCACCAACGTCCGTATCCGGCAGGAGCGACTGTGATCCTCAACCTCGCCCCGTGGCGGCGTGTCGCGAAGGACCCGGCGCCGGCCGCCGAGCTGGCCTTGACCGAGGTCGTCGGGCACCTGACGTTCACCGGCGCCACAGTGACCGCCTGGTACCGGCTGCCCGAGCAGGTGTGGGCGTTCCGCGGCGACCCGGACCGGGAGGGCCTGCTGGCGGCGGTCGCCGCCCAGTTCGCCGGCCTAGTGGGGCACCGGCTGCACCTGCGCCGCACCACCCGCCCGTTCCCGGTCTGCGCCTGGGACGACATGCAGCGGGCCGCCAACCCGGCCCCGCTGCCGCCCGGGATGCCATGGGAGCGGCACCTGTCCACCGCCGTTGAGCACCTGCTGGCCGGCGGCCACACCCAGGGGCATGCCCTGTTGGGGGTGACGTTCGCCCGGCGGCGCATCACCGACACCCTCGGTGGGCTACGGCGCCGCCGCCCGGCGGCCGGCGACACCGAGGTGGCGCGGCTCACCGAACGGGTGGGCGTCTTCGATGACATGCTCGCCGGCTACGGCCTGGCCGCGGTACCAGCCTCCGCGGAAGAGCTAGCGTGGCTGCTGTACCGGTCGGTCGGCCTCGGCCTGGACCCGCCGCCGCACGTACCGGGCAGCCTCGACCCGGGTGACATCCTCGCCCTGACCGAGCGGGTCGACCGGTACCGCGACCGCTACGGCGCCACCACCCGCCTCGTTGACCGGGTCACCGGGCAGGAGTCCCACGTCGCGGTCCTGACCGTGGGCCGCATGGAGGACCAGGAGATTCCGCAACTGCACGACCCGTGGTTGCACCTGGCCGACCAGTTGCCGTGGCCGGTGGAAACCTCATCGCGGGTGGACGTGCTGGACCCGTCCGCGACCTCGGGCCGCATCAACCAGCAGCTGCTGCTGATCCGCTCGCAGCAGCGGGACTGGCGCCAGCACGACCTAGACGTGCCGGAGTCGCTGCACCGCCTCGCCGACCGGGCCCGCGACGTGAGCGACCAGATTGACACCGGTCGGCCCGTTGACGCGACCCGGGTGCATGGCTGGCACCGGCTGGCCGTCACCGCCCCGACCGAGAAGGAATGCCTGACCCGGGTTGACGAGACGATCCGCCTGTACGCCCAGCGGGCCCGGATCGACCTGCGCCACCCCAAGCACCAGGACCGCCTCGGCCGCGAGTTCATCCCCGGTGAGCCGATCGCCAACACCGGCTACCTGCGGCGCATGCCGGTAGGCATGTTCGCCGCCGCGCTGCCGCAGGCCGCCGCGATCGTCGGCGACGGCCACGGCGACTACATCGGCCACACCGCCGGCGCCGGCCGCCGGCCGGTCCTGTACGACCCGCACTTCCCGATGCAGGTACGGGAACGGTCCGGGCTGGCCGTGTTCGTCGCCGAACCCGGCGGTGGCAAGTCCACCCTCATGGGGGCGCTGGGCTACCTGGCGGCCCGCCGGGGGGTGCAGGTCACCCTGCTCGACCCGTCCGGGCCGCTGGGTCGGCTGGCCGAGATGCCGGAGCTGGCTGGGCACGCCCGCGTGGTCAACCTGGCCGGTGCGCAGACCGGCACCCTCGCCCCGTACGCCCTGGTGCCCACCCCACGCCGCCGCGACTTCACCGACGGCCCCGACGGGGACGTCGAGTTCGACACGGCGGTGTCCACCGCGCAGGCCGAACGTAGGTCGCTGGTGCGCGATTTGTGCATGATGCTGCTGCCGCCGCAGACGGTACGGCTGTCCGAGCCGGTGACCGCGCTGCGTAACGCGCTGCGCCAGGTACCGGCCGACGAGTCCACCGCCCTCGAGGACGTCCTGGACCAGCTCAACATCGACGGCGACGCCGGTGACGTGGACGCGAAGAGCGTGGCCAACCTGCTTGGCGACGCCGCCGAGCTGCCCCTGGCCCGGCTGTTCTTCGGCCACCCACCGGCGGGCATGCTCACCACCAACGCCGCGTTGACCGTCATCACCATGGCCGGTCTGCGACTGCCCGACCTGGGCATCGAACGCGAGTACTGGTCCACCGAGGAATCCATCGCGCTGCCGATGCTGCACCTGGCGCACCGGCTCGCGGTGCGCCGCTGCTACGGCGGCGACATGCACGCCCGCAAACTGGTCGGCCTCGACGAGGCGCATTTCATGAACGACTGGCCGTCGGGGCGGGCGTTCCTGGTGCGGCTGGCCCGGGACTCCCGCAAGTGGAACATCGCCGGCCTGGTCGCCTCACAGAACCCGAAGGACATCCTCGGCCTGGATGTGCAGAACCTCGTGTCGACGGTGTTCGTCGGACGCATCGCCGAAGACGCCGACATCGCCGCCGAGGCGCTGCGGCTGCTGCGGGTGCCGGTCGGCGCCGGCTACGAGCAGACCCTGGCCACGTTGTCGCAGGTCGCCGCCGACTCCACCGACCGGCTCGGTTACCGCGAGTTCCTGATGCGTGACGTCGAGGGTCGCGTACAGAAGATCCGCGTCGATGTGTCGTGGGCGCCGGACCTGCTCGACCGGCTCAACACCACCCCTGGAGGTGCCCGGTGATGATGCGTCGCCTGGTCTTCGCTGCCGCCGCGGTGTGTGTGGCCGCGGTCACCGTCGTGCTGCCTGGTGCGCAGCCGGCAGCCGCCGCCCCGAGCCAAGATTTGTGCTCGGTGAAGCAGTGGCAGGACCCGTCCCAATTCGACCTCTGTGCGTCCCGGCTCGGTACCGCCGTCACGCAGCAAACCGAGTGCCTGCAGCCGCCGGTGCCGGACTCCCCAGATGCCGGGATCGCCGGCTGGTTCACCCGCCGCCCCGACTCCGACCTGCACTCGGGTGTGTCCGGCCAGTACAGCCACTACGGAGTGGCCGGCTACCAGGTGCAGACCTACGACGTGGGCGGCGCCACCGGGTGCGTGAGCATGCTGGCGCACCCGGACGCGGTCGGGGAGAACGCGGTCGCGTCGATGGAGTTCACCGCCGCCGCGTCGATCATCGGCGCGGCGAACGGGCTGCGGGAACGCGCCTACGACCCAGGCAGCATGTGGAACTGGTCGGACGAGTTTGTCACCACCGCCACCCAGGACGGATACAAGTACGTCTTCTCGACCTTCGGTGTGCTGACTCTGGTCCTCGCCGGCCTGTACCTGATCAGTCGGGCCCGGCGTGGGCGCCTGTCCGACGCGACCCAGGTCGCCGGTTGGGCGATGGTCGTCATGGTGGCGGTGACCGCCGTCGCCCAATACCCCCTCGCCGCCGCCCACCTCGCCGACCAGGTGTCGCTGACTGGCCTGTCCGCCATGCACTCGGTGCTCGCGCCGCAGCCGGTGTCCATCCCCACCGACCAGTGCCCGCTGCCCGGCCCGGACTCGTGCGTCGACCACCGCAGCGTCGCGGTACGCGCCTCGGACACCGTCACCCAGGCGGTCCTGTACCGGTCGTGGTTGCGCGCGGAACTGGGGTCGGCAGACTCGCCGACCGCGCAGAAGTACGGGCTGGCCCTGTACGACGCGGCCACCCTGTCGTGGGGGCAGGCCGCCGACCTGGCCGCCCACCCCGACCAGCGGACCGAGGTCATCAACCACAAGAAGGTCCGGTGGATGACGATCGCCGCGCAAATCAAAACCGAGGACCCAGGCGCTTACGAGCACCTGCAGGGCCTGCGCGGGATCGACCGGATCGGCGACGGATTCGTCGCAGCCCTGTCAGCGGCGATCTTCGCCGGGTTCGACATGGCCGCCTCGCTGCTGATCCTGCTCGGGTTCATGGTGTTCCGCATCGCCGTCATCGTCCTGCCCGGGCTCGCAACGGTTGGGCTGCTGCGCCCCGCCTCCGGTGGTGTGCGGCGACTACTCAACATCGTCGTCGGGTCGATCATCAACATCGTCCTGTTCGGCGCCGGTGCTGGTGTGTACCTGACCGCCACCAACCTGCTGTTCGCCAGCGACCTGCCCGGCGCGGTGCAGATTTTCGGGGTGCTGCTGGCCGGGGTCGCCGCGTTCATGCTGCTGCGTCCGGTGCGGCGGCTGCTACACACCGTCGGCCGCCATCACCGCGACGACGACGAGGACCAGCCGCAGGTCAAGGCCTCGGCCGCCATCACCGCGACGACGCTGCCCGCCGGCCACCAGCCGCTGGCCATCACCGCCGCGCCAGCGCATCCGGCGCGGCCCGAAACCATCGCCGGCGCCGGGAGGCGACTGTGAACACGATCAGCACGGTCCTACGCCGGCTCTCCATCCGCCACGTCGCCGTCGCCGCCGCGGTCACGGCCGTCGTGGTGCTGGCCGCCGTTGGTGGGCTGAACCGCCACCACAACGCGGCCGGCACCGTACCCCCGGTCACCATGCCCAGCAGTGACGGCTGGACGGCGAGTACCCCATCGCCCACCGACCCGGCGGCGGCGTCGCAAAGCGCCCCCGCAGACACAGGCGACGACGGGGCACCGGACCCGATAACCAGCCCGAGCCCGACGACCGGGGATGGGCTCCAGGTGGCGCAGGAGGCCACCGTCGAGTTCCTGGCCCGCTTCCTCAACACCGCGGGGCAGAGCGCCACCCAGTGGCACAAGTCGTGGCAGGACCTGGTCACCCCGCAGTTGGCGCAGCTGCTCGCTGACGTCGACATGACCCGGGTACCGGTCGGACGGGTCGGGCAGGTCAAGAGCGTGGCCGCGTTCGGCACCGGGCAGGCCGTGGTCACCACCCCCATCGTCGCCAACACCGACGTCAACAAGACCGTGGTCACCGTCAAGGTGACCACGGTGTACGCCGGTGACGGCCGGTGGCTGGTGTCGCAGATTGACCAGGTGCAGCCGTGAAAAAGGCGCTGCTCGTCACCCTCGCCGCCGGTGTCCCACTGGTCGTGGTGTGTTGCGGCGGCGCTGCGGCCGTCTCACTGGCGGCCGCGTTCACCGGCGGCGACCAGCAGGCCACCACCACCGCAGCGCTCACCTGCGGCGGCACCACCGCGCCGCCGGCACCGGTGCCGGTGAAGGCGCCCGGCTGGTCTGCCAAGCAGACCGGCAACGCGGCCACGATCGTGCGGGTCGGACAGCAGATGGCCGTGCCGCCCCGCGGCTGGGTGATCGCCGTCGCGACCGCCATCCAGGAAGACGACCTGAACAACTCGACGGTCGCCAACGACCACGACTCGCTGGGCCTGTTCCAGCAGCGCCCCTCGCAGGGCTGGGGCACCCCGGCGCAGGTGACCGACCCGGCCTATTCGTCGCGCAAGTTCTACGAGCACCTGCTGGCGGTGCCCGGCTGGGCGCAGATGTCGCTGACCCGGGCCGCGCAGGCGGTGCAACGTTCCGCGTTCCCCAACGCCTACGCCAAGCACGAGCCGGCCGCTGCCGCACTGGTGAACAAGGTGGCCGGTGGGGCGGCGAACCAGGCCGGTACGCAGGCCGGCCGGTGCACCCAACCCGGGGAGGTTTCGGCGGGTGGGTGGACTGTGCCGGTGGGTGGGCAGATCGTCTCCGGGTTCCGCACACCCGACCGGCCCACCCACAACGGCGTCGACCTGGCCGCATCGAAGCACACCGCGATCCATGCGGCGGCCGCCGGGACGGTGATCGTGGCCAAATGCGACCCGGCCACGGAGGCTACCGTCGGCACCTGCAACCGGGACGGGTCCAGTTCGGCGAAGGGCTGCGGCTGGTACGTCGACCTTGCCCACGCCGGCGGGATCATCACCCGCTACTGCCACATGATGGTGGCTCCGCTGGTCAAGGTCGGCGACCAGGTCAGCGCCGGGCAGCCGATCGGCTGGTCCGGGTCGTCGGGCAACTCGTCAGGGCCGCACGTGCACTTCGAGGTCCACACCAACGGCGACGACCATGCGGCCACCGGTGCCATCGACCCGGTGCCGTTCATGCGCGACCACGGCGCACCTTTGGGAGGAAAGACGACGTGAACGACGGCATGATCACTGTCAGGTCCCGTGACGACGACCGGCGCCGCCGCCGCCGGATCGGGCACGCTGTCGGTCGGTGGGCAGCATGGATGTTGTTCTTCGCAGTGGAGTGGCTGGCCACCTTCCTGCTTGACGCCGAAGCACTGCGCTTGCTCGCCCGCATTGGCCTCTTGATTGCCATGGTCAGCCTGACGGTCGAGAAGCTTCCCGCGTGGTTGCAGGAGGCGATCCGGTCGTGAGCGCGACTCAGGACACCACCACACCGGGTGCCCCACTCGCTGCAGAGACGCAGCCAGCCACCTGGACCCGTCGTGTCCCTATGACGCTTGCGCTCGTACTTGTCGCGGGGGTCTGGGTGGCTGGCTGCGTGTGGTCGTTCACGGAGCAGACCTCCTTTGCCCGGTTCAAGCACTTCCACCTGCCCCAGCTCCTGCCGCTGGTGATCGACGGGCTTGCCGTGTCGATGGCCGCAGTCGCGTACGCGGCCTCGCTGGACGCCCGTCCCGCGGTGTTCGCCCGCATCGGCACCGCCGCGGCAGTTGCCCTGTCGGCGGCGTCGAACGCCGCATGGGCGTGGGAGCGGTCGTCGGGTGACGACGGCACCATCGCGCTGGCGATCGTGGTGCCCGTCCTGGCGAACCTCGCGTTCGAGGTCCTCCTGTCGGAGATCCGCCGGCAGGTGATGCGGCGCCGAGGCATCCCCGCGCCGGTGAAACTGCCGCTGCCCCGGCTGGCGCAGGCCGTCCTCGCACCATGGGCAACCTTCGTCGAGTGGCGCCGCCTCGTCCTGGAAGTCACGTCGCTCCGGGACGCGTTCGGCGCCGCCGAGGTGGCGTCGAAGGTCGACCCGGATGCGCCACGGAGCCCGGACCGGGGTCGGTCGGGAGCACGTCGGACCCGGGGGTCCGTGGCGTCGAAGCGGACCCCCGGGCAGGCCGTCCGTCAGACCCCCCGCCCGAAGGGGGTCCAGACCCCCTTGCGCCAGACCCCCCTCACCGACCGGACCCCCCCTCCGCCGGACCCCGGTCCGGACCCCCGGACCGGACCGGGGTCCGGGGACACGGCTGACCTCCGTCGCATCACCGCCGAGTTCGGCGACCGGACCCCCTCGATCAACGAAGTGCAGCGGCTGATCGGCGGCGGGCGAGCTCGGGCGGTCCGCCTCCGCGGCCTCGCCGACAAGGCATGGGCGGACCGCCCGGCACCGGTCATCAAGCCGGCCGTCGGCCAGCACCACGCCAACGGCACCCCCGTGCCGGACCTCACCACCCCGTGAAAGGAAAGATCATGCAGTACCCCAGGTTTGTCCTGAACCTCCGAAACAGGATCAACTCCATGTCCGGGCTCGGGCTGGCGTGGCTCTCACTCATCGCCGCAATCATCGGCGGCTCGGCCGCCTCGATCTGCTGGATCGGGGGACTCATCCAGGGCGGCGCCAGCATGCTGCCGTGGCACCTCGGCTGGGCCGCGCCGCTGGTCGTGTCCGTCGTCTTCCTGGTCGACGTGTTCTCCGACCTGACCCCCAACCGGAAGGCGGTCTTCGCGGCGTCGGTGTTGCCGTCGCTGTTCCTGCTGGTGCACGGCACCCTCGGCGGTGCCGTGCACGGGTGGATCGACCACATCAACACGTGGTCGCACCAGAATTTCGGCACCGTCCTCGGCGAGGGGTCCGCGACGGCTGTGGCCACCTTGTGCCTGCTCGGCGCGTTCATGCTGGCGCAGCGGGCCGCCCCGAAGCTGGAGCAGGGCAGCCGGGGCATGGCCGATGCGGGCGCCGGTAGGCGGATGTGACCGCAGCGACCAGCACTGATGAGCGGCGCGGCCGGCGCCGCGCCGCTCACCACCAGGCGCGTGTTGATCGGGCAGCCACCCCGAAGCAGGGGCTGTGGATCGCGTGCGGCTGGCTGGTGAAGGAGGCGTGGAAGGCCGGCTGCCTGGGGGAGGCCACGCGGGGGGTGTTGGCGATGGCCAACAGGATCCGCCGGGGGGATGCGCCGTGACCGTCACCGTGGGTGTCCCCTCCCCCGGGTGGCGGGGTCCCCAGAATCGGCGGTTTCGGCTTCGGGTCGGCGCGTGACACGCGCGTGTGAGGCTAGCCGCTACCCACAGTCACGTCAAAACGAAACACGGGGAGGGTCGCTATGCCAAGCAAGCCCATCGATGAACGCCGCGTCGAACGGGCAGCCCGCGGCCGAGCCAACCGCCACAACTACTTCATGAACGAGATCACCAACGAGACGGATCCTCGGCGGCGGTTGGAACACGCGATCAGGTTCGTGCGGGCGCTCGCCGACGACATGACCGCCGAGCAGTTGGACCGTATCGGCGATGAGATGACCGACCTTGCGCAGAAATGGGCCAACACATGACCGCCACCGGCAGCATCGTCGCCGAGATTTCCGAGGCGCCGGGCGACGACAGCCAGACTGAGCGGCCCGGCGTCCGGCGGCGGGCGCGCCGCGCCCTGTCGCAGTGGTGGGTGTGGACGCAGCGGCCACAGTCGTACCGGGGGGCGTGGGACGAGTCGGCAGTCGACGTCACCCGCCTGCCGGCCGGAAGCCCGTGGTGGCTGCTGAAGGCGTGGCAGGTGTCGAACTGGTTGGACCGGCCGCTGCTGTTCGCGCTGATGGTCGTGTTCCCTGCCGGCCTGCAGGGGCCGCTGCGATGGGTCGCGGTGCGGCCGACCCGCCGGTGGGGCACCTACCTGCTGGTTGCCGCCGTCGTGGTGGCGTTGCGCGCCACCGGGGGGCGGTGAGCACCAGTGGGGAAGATCCTGCGCACGGTGGTGGTGGCCGCCAACGAGTACCGCAAGCCCGAGCCGGAGCCGCAGCCAGTCGCTGCTGCCCAGCAGCCAGTCAAACGGCGGATCCCGCCGTGGCTGGTCGCCGCGCACAAGCGGTACCGCCGCGAGGTGCTGCCGTGGAAGATCCTCGGCGGCTGCGCCTTCGCGGGCGCGGGTGCGGCCCACTCGCGCATGTCGCCGGTCGGGGTGCTGGCAGCGGCGGGTGTGGCCTCGGCTGCGGTCTACGTCTACGTCCGGCATCGGCTGACGAAGCAGGCCATCGAGGCGGCCCGGGTCGAGGTGGGCCAGCATGATGGCCGCCGGGTGCGGCGGATCGAGAAACGCGCCACCCGGGCGGGGGGAGTGGTTGCCGCAGCGGGGGTGTGGGTGACCTTGGTGGCCGCAGTCGCCGGGCACTTGTGGGCGTCCCGGCTGGTGTGGCTGGCGGGTGTGGTCGCGTGGGCGTTGGCCGCCTACCAGATGGTGTGGCAGCAGGCGGCCGCCGACGACCCGAACGATCCGGCCGAGTCCGCCCCCGCGGCGGTGGCACGGGCTGCACCGGTGCAGGCACCGCAGAAACCACCGGCCGCGATCGGCGGCCAGGTTGAGACGCTCACACCGGCGCACACGGTGAAACTGCCCACCTTGCCGCCGGCGGCACCTGCGACAGTTGACGCGGCGCAAGCCAGTGGGCAGGTACGGGACACCCTCCAGTCCGTCCTGGACGCGTTCGAACTCGACGCCGAGGTGGTGTCGTGGGTGCGCGCCCCGCAGGTCACCCGCTTCAACATCGCCCCCGGCCCGAAGGTCCGCGTCGAGTCGATCACCCGCCTGACGCGGAACTTCGCCCTCAAGGTCGGCCAGGACGTGCGGATCCTCGCGCCGGTGCCCGGCCACCCGTTCATCGGGGTGGAGGTGCCCAACACCACCCGCGACGTTGTGTCCCTCGCGACCCTGCTGCAAGATGCCCGGCTGGTCACCGACCCACATCCGCTGCTGGTCCCGCTTGGTGTCGACGTGGAGGCGCAGACCGTGGTCGGCCTGCTGGCCCGCATGCCGCACCTGCTGGTGGCCGGCGCTACCGGTGCGGGTAAGAGCGCCTTCCTCAACTCGCTGCTGGTGTCGTTGCTGACCCGGGCCGCCCCCACGCAGTTGCGGCTGCTGCTGATCGACCCGAAGCGGGTGGAGTTCACCTCTTATGACGGCATCCCGCACTTGGTCACCCCTGTCGTCACCAACCCGAAGAAGGCCGCCGACGCCCTCGACTGGGTGGTGCGGGAGATGGACATGCGCTACGACGACCTGGCCGCCGCCGGGGTGCGACACATCGACGAGTTCAACGCCAAGGTCCGGTCGGGTGCGCACCGGGCGCCGACGGACAGCCGGCGCGTCATCGAGCCCTACCCCTACCTGGTGGTGGTGGTGGACGAGCTGGCAGACCTGATGATGGTCGCCCCCCGCGATGTGGAGGACTCGGTGGTGCGCATCGCGCAGTTGGCCCGCGCCTGCGGCATCCACCTGGTCCTGGCCACCCAGCAGCCGATCGTCGACGTCGTCACCGGCCTGATCAAGGCAAATGTGCCGTCGCGTCTGGCGTTCGCCACCGCCTCCCTGTCCGACTCGCGGGTCATCCTCGACCAGCCGGGTGCGGAGAAGTTGACCGGCCGCGGCGACGGCCTGTTCCTGCCGATGGGCGCCTCCAAACCGGTCCGGTTCCAAGGGGCGTGGGTCGACGAGGCGGAGATCGCCGCCGTGGTTGACCACTGGAAGCACCAGATGGCCCCGGAGTACCTGCCCGCAGTGGTCACCGCGACCTCCGGCACCGCCCCCGGCGGGCGCGGCCACCCGGCGGACGAGGACATCGGCGACGACCTGGACCTACTCCTGCAGGCGGTGGAGTTGGTGGTAACCAGCCAGTTCGGGTCGACCTCGATGCTGCAGCGCAAGCTGCGGGTCGGCTTCGCCAAGGCCGGGCGGCTGATGGACCTCATGGAGACCCGCGGGGTGGTCGGGCCGAGCGAGGGTTCCAAGGCCCGCGACGTGCTGGTCAAGCCGGACGAGCTGGAGGACGTGCTGGCCCGTGTTCGCGACAACCGGGACGCGTAGACCGCGCGGCCTGACGAGATGAAGGGAGGTCCCGAAATGAGCGAGGAACCGCAGTACGAACTGGTGGACCGCGGCGACTGTTGGGCAGCTGTCCGTGACGGCGAGACAGTGTTCGCCACCTGGGACCGCGGGGCGGACCCGGAGAAGCCCGGCGAATGGGGCCTGCTGGCGCAGATGACCAGGCTCGTGCAGGAGCGGTGGGGCCGTGTGCCGCAGTGGGTGCCGACCGGGAACGGGTGGGTGGCCCGGTGAGCGCCTATGGCGACCCGGCGGCACTGGCTGTCGCCCAGTTCTGCGCCACTCCGGGCAGTGACGCGGACTTCCTCGGGCACTTCAGCGTGTGGCGTGGCGACCCGAATCCGGACCGGCCACAGGTACGCGCCGAGTTTGAGCGGCACATGCAGACCTGCACGGCCTGCCGGGACTACGAGACGACGGGACGGTTGCCCCGATGAGTGAGCGGTTCACACTGACGATCCACCCCGACGACGCCAAGGAGTGGCGACGGATGACGGGCCGGGACGAGACGACCGCACCGCCGCTCAAGAGCAGGGCCAGTCTGGAGTTCATGCTCGACTCGGCGCAGCGCAACGGGGTGCGGATCCTCGACTGGCGCGAGATCGAGGAAGGCGCGGACCGGTGAGCGCCGAGCATGACCAGGATGCCCGCGAGGACTATCCGCAGTTCGAGTACGGGCGCTGAGAAGCGTGCTCGGACGAACCCACGCGAGCAGCGGCGCAGCCGCATGGCTGGCCGGGATGGGCGTGCTGCACTGGGCTGGTCATCCGCAGCCGGTTTCGACGGTCGTCGTCGGCACGGTCCTGTCGGCTGGCGGGGCGCTGCTGCCGGACCTGGACATGTCCGGGAAGGTGACGGCGTGCCGGGGTGGGGCGACCATCGCCCACACGTTCGGGGTGGTGTCCCTGTTCGCCGCCGAATGCTGCGAGAAGGTGTCGCTGGGCGTGTACGACGCGACCCGGACCCGCTACGACGAGCGCCGCAGCAACGGCCACCGGACGCTCACCCATACCCTGCCCTTCACCGCCGCCGCCGGGTTCGGGGTGTTCGAGTTGTGCCGGCAGTTCGGCCGTTGGGCGGTCGTCGCCTGCCTGTTCGTGGCGTTCGCAACGGCGGTGCGCGGCCTGTTCGACGACTGGGTGGCGAAGGCCGGCTGGCTGCTGACCACGTTCGCCTCCGCGCTCGCGGCCGGACTGGCGTACTGGTGGCTGCCGACCGGGCGCGCCTCGCCGCTGCTGGCGGTTGCCCTCGGATTCGGCGCGCTGGTGCACCTGGCCGGGGACTCCTGCACCGAGGAAGGCTGCCCCCTGTTGGCGCCGCTGGTGCGGGTCCGGGGTCGCCGCTGGTACCGCTTCGGCCTGCCGAAGGTGCTGCGGATGCGCACCGGCGGCCGGGTGGAGGCGTTCTGGGGCTGGCTGTTCACCGCGGCAGGGTTCGCGGGTGCCAGCTGGCTGGTCTTCCTCGGGGTGGGTTAGAGACGTGCGGCGGTCGGGGCTGGTCTACGCCCCCCGGGATCTCCCCGGCCGTCGCACCCGTTCGGGTTAGGCCGTCCGGGTAATTGACCAGGGACGATGCAAGCGCGAAGGTGAGACAACTACGGCTCTCGGGGAGGCAGCGGCCGGTGCGGCTAGCGCGGACACTTCTTGGCGACGAACACGCCCAGTCCCTGATGGCCCCGAAGAACACCCTGCGCGAGGAGCCGGTTCACCGCGTCCCGCACGGTGTTTCTGCTGACCCCGTACCGTTCGGCGAGTTCGGCGGTGGACGGCAACTGGTCGCCCGGCTTCAGTTTGCCGGCGTCGATGCAGTCGCAGACCTCTTGCATGATCCGCAGATAGTAAGGAATGCCAACGTTACTGGCCTTGCTGGTAATGTGCCGGTCGGACCTGGGTCCCCTCCCGAGGTGGCTCTTGTGGTGTGCGGCCCGGGTCCCCCCGGTGCGGTCCGCGGGTCCCCCAAGGACCGCACCGGGGCTGGCAACGGCGCCGACCGCAGGGGGCGGACGTGGATCTCAGCGAGGCAACGCTGGTGTTGTCCGACCACCAGGCCCGGCGCACCCTGTGGCAGCGGATGTCCGGCCAGCCGGGCTTGTGTGGCTGGTGCCTGGCGCCGTGGCCGTGCCCGCCTGTCGAGGCCGCCCTCGCCGTCGTTGACCTACCCGACGAGCCGCCCAACGGGGAGTGGCACCTCGGGAAGCACCGATGAGTGCCCCCGAACCGCCGGCCCGCCCGTGGCGCAGCGAGGCCGAGCGAGCGCACTGGCGCAACCTGTTCCGGCAGCACAACGGCCGCCCGCGCAGCTACTGCCTGCTGTGCGGCCGGTGGGGGATCTGCGACGTGTGGCTGCAGGCCCGGGTGCATCTCGTCGCCGCCGGGGAGCTGAACGCCGACGGGACACTGCGGGACCCGACGTGACCCCGGAACAGCGGCGGCAGTGGTGCGCCGGGTCGATTGCCCAACAGCGGGCGATCAGGGATCTGCACTGCGACGACGGGGACGGCCGCTGCGGCTTCTGCGTGCGGGTGGGACTGCTGTACCACCAGTCGCCTGCGCGGTTCCCGTGCGGCCCGTGGCAGGCGGCGCGGGAGATGATCCGCTTCTTGGGCGGCGACCCGGACCGCTGAGACAGCGAAAGGCCGCCGTCCCACCCGCGCAAGGCGGGCAGGACGGCGGCTATGGCAACGGGGGACCACCCCGGTTGGTCGGGGGTTTTGTCGGCGGGTCCGGCTAGTCTGGGCGGTTACCGAACCCTGCCGCAATGGCGGGCAGGGCGTAGGCGAGTAGGGCGAGGACGGCGACCCAGGTCGGCACGGCTACCTTCCGCTAGCGGTGTTGAGCAGGGTCCACGTGGTGGCCCTGTTCGCCGCTGCCGTGGTGACGGCCCTGGCCGTGCCGTTGAGCGGCCAGACGGGGTTCGCGGCGGTTGACGGGATCGGCTGGGTGAGCCTCGGGCAGGAGATGTTGTGGTTGCCGAACGGCACCCCGCACTGCGGGCACCAGCCCCACCAGGCGGTGCCGTTCCACGCGGCCACCGGGTTGCCCTCGGGCGGCTCAGCCGCGCCGGTCAGCGTCCGCATCGGATGCCCCCTCCGTCGGGTCTGCGGTCAGAAAGACGGGGGTGAAGTCGAAGGCGCAGGCAGCCCTGCGGAGCACTGCTTCGTCGTCCCAGTCGCCGCGCCAGGGCAGGCGCAGCAGGTATCCGACGGCTGCCGCAGTTTCCCAGCAGGCGGCCCGCGCATGTTTGCGGGCGTGGCCGAGGTGATACCGGACCATCTTCACTCGGCCGCTACCCCACCCGGCTTGATGGTGGACACGGCGGGCGCGTACCGGATGAACACGGCGGCGAGGATGGCCAGCACGATCTCGGTGCCGGTGGTGGCACCCCAGCCGCTGACGATGAGGGTGGCGACGGCGTTGAGGGCACTGAGGATCCCGGCGATCACCGACTTGGACCACGGCCACTCCGGTACGACCGGGACGATGTAGACGAGCACGGCGGTTGTCGCGGCGATAGCGATCTGCACCACGCCGAGGCGCGTGATGTGGCCGTTGACGGTGGCCGCCTGGATGGCGGTCAGGACAGCGGCGACGATCGCGACGATGGTCTTCCCGTACTTCTCCCAACGACTCATCGGTCATCTCCCAGGAGACCCCCGGCTTTAGCCGTGGGGAGGAATGGGTGTTCGGCTTCAGCAGCGACGTACGGTCCTGCTAAACTTGTGTCGTGAGGACGGCGTACAAGTGTCGGGCGTACCCGACCCCCGAGCAGGCGGCGGTGTTGAGCCGCACGTTCGGGTGTGTGCGCCTCGTCTGGAATCGCACCCTGGCGTGGCGGCACGCCCGCTGGTACAGCGAGAAGCTGTCGACCAACGTCCCAGCGGCCAACGCCTACCTGACCGAGTTGAAAGCCGACCCGGACCTTGCGTTCCTGCGCGAGGTGTCGTCTGTGCCGTTGCAGCAGGTGACCCGCATCCAGCAGAAGGCGTACACCAACTTCTTCACCGGCCGCGCCCGCTACCCCCGGTTCAAGTCCCGCACGGGACGGCAGTCCGCCGAGTACACCCGGTCCGGGTTCCGGTGGCGCGACGGCCGGCTGTGGCTGGCGAAGCTCGACGCCCCGCTGGCGATCGTCTGGTCGTGGCCCGAGGTGGACCCGACCAGCATCGACCCGTCCACGGTCACCGTGTCCCGCGACCTGGACGGCCGCTGGTACGTGAGCCTGGCCGCCGACGTGGACGACCCCGACCCACTGCCGGCCACCAGCCGCACTGTCGGTGTGGACCTCGGCATCACCGACTTCGCCGTCACCTCCGACGGTGAGCGCATCGCCAACCCCCGGCACCTCGAACGCCGGGCACGGAACCTCGCCCGCTATCAACGCCGCGTGGCCCGCTGTAAGAAGGGCTCCGCGAACCGGGGCAAGGCCAAGGCGAAGGTCGCCCGCGCTCACCGGAAGGTCCGCCACGCTCGGCAGGACTTCCTGCACCGAGCCAGCACCAACCTGGTCCGCCGGGCCGACACGATCGTGGTCGAAGACCTCAACATCGCAGGCATGGTCCGGCGGCCGAAACTGGTTCCCAACGGTGACGGCACCTACGCGCGAAACGGGGCCGCCGCGAAAGCCGGGCTGAACAAGTCCATCCACGATGTCGGCTGGGGCGAGTTCTGCCGGCAGTTGGCGTACAAGGCTGAACGCGCCGGCCGCACCGTGGTCGTGATCGACCGGTGGTTCCCGTCGAGCAAGACCTGCTCGACGTGCGGGTACCTGCTCGCCAAGCTCTCCCTTTCGACCAGGGCATGGACATGTCCAGGTTGCCGCACCCGGCACGACCGGGACCTCAACGCGGCGAAGAACATCGTGGCGGCAGGTCTTGCCGTGGTCAGGGAGAAAGACCCTGGCTATGCCTGTGGAGGTGACGTAAGACCTGTGCGGGCAACCGCCAGGCGGACGCCGGTGAAGCAGGAAACCCAACCTGTGAAGGTTGGAATCCCCCGCCTTTAGGCGTGGGGAGGAAGTCAAGTCCGTCTCCGTCTCCCGAACCCGATCACAGCGCCGCCTGCCAGGAGAAGCAACGCGCCGAGGGCGGACAGCCAACGGACCGGGTGTCCGGGTCCGGTGACGGGCAGCGTGGCAGGAGATCTGGCAAGCGGGGTGAAGGTGAGGCTGGGCGTGGGCGTTCCGCTCGGTGCCGCCGAGGGCAGCGCGGACAGGCTCGGCGACGGTGCGGACGAGGCGGATGGGTGCGCCGACGGTGATCGGCTGGGGCCGTACCCGCCGCCAGCGAAGGCGGGCGAGGCCCAAGCGGCGGCCAGAACGGCACCGAGGATAAGGGGAGCGAACCGCGCCGTGCTCATCAGACCCGCTCCGGCCAGTGCCACGTGCCGCCGACCCGCGCCTCGTCGTAGTACTTGCAGCCACCGGCCGCGAGCGAGTGCAGGAAGATGCCCGTCGGATTGAGCACGGCCAGGCCGACCCGTTCGCCGCCGAGACTGTTCGGCACGCCGAGCTCGACCTCGGTGACGACCGCCGCACGGCACTCCGACTTGAACTCGCCACCCGGGGTTCCGAACGAGACGTAGTGGACGATGCGGCCGACGCTGGGCTGCTGGTCTGGCAAAGCGGTCCTCCAGTCGAACGGCCGTACGATGCGGGTCATGGGCGGGCAGTTGAGCGGACGGCATCAGCCGCGCCGAGGTGATCCGCCGGATCGTAGCCGCCAGCCTGGAATCGGTGTAGTTACCGTGCGCGTCCACAGGTACGTCAAGGACGGCGGCTAGCCGGTGTCGGGTTCGTCGGGCAGGTCCACCCCTGCCTTGCGTAGGTCCGCCCGCAGAGTCCCGTGGTGCTCGGCCATCGTCTGCTTGCTGCGGCCAACCTCCCGGTGCAGGGTCTGCACCTGATCCTCCAGGGTCCAGACCCGTGAGCGCAGCCCGCCGGACACCGACTGCTCCTGGGTCAACTGTGCGGCCATGGCCGCCATCGCCCGCTGGGTTCGCTCCACCTGCCGCTCCAGGTCGGCGACGATCTTCTCGTAGGACTGGCGTGCCCGCTCGTACGCCTCGGCCTCGATGACGTGCCGGGCGGCTGTCGAGTCCCGTTCGGCCTGCTGCGCCTTCGCGGTCCGGGCGTCCCGTTGGGCGTGCCTTGACCCGCCGTAGGCCACGGCCGCGACGACCACCGACGCGAACGCGGTGATCAGCGCCGGAAGCCACGGGCCGGTCAACGCCGGTTCTCCTGCCACCCGGAGATCAGCAACACGACCCCGGCGAACGCGCCGAAGATCGCGGCGCTTTGCCAGCCGCGGTTGAACGCGGGCAGGTGTTCCCGCCAGCCGACCAGGTAGCAGCACGCCCACGCCGTCTTGATGACTGCGGCACCGACGAACGCGGCCGTCTGCACCCGGTCAGCGAGCGCCCCGACGAGGCACAGTAGGCCGGTCAGCACCCACCAGATGGCCCACCAGCGGATCGGCGCCAAATCCATCATCGGCCCGTAGATGGTGCGCGGCTTCAACCCGAGCGGCAGCGGCTGGGTCAGCCCGTAGCCGAGGACGAGATCAAGCAGGGCGAGGAAGACGAGGAACGCGCCGCGGCGGCCGACGAACCGCCCGACCCGCCGGGTCAGGAGGGTCGCGCGGCGCATACCTTAAGCCCCGTGCAGCACGTCGCGGACCGCCGCCTCGATCGCGGGTGCGTCGGCGTCGGACAGGGCGGGATGGGACGCGACGACCGCCGCGGCCAGTTGCGTCATCTGCGTGTCGGACAGTGCCACGGCGGCAACGGTGGGGACGCCGCCGGCGCTGGACACCACGATCGGGCCGAGCGCGTCGAGGGTGCCAGGGTTGATCTCAACGGAGGTGGCGTTGCCGCCGGTCTGGGCGATGAACCACTTGGCGTTGGCGGTGTGGGCCGGGTCGGGGCTCGGCCAGCGGAAGATCCCGTTGCCGATCCAGTCGACGTTCGATCCTCGCTCATGCGCCATGATGATCATGCGGTCGCCTCCTTTGGCTGGTGCCGGTACGGGGCTGGTGATCTGCCGCGCCCGCGTGACGACGGTTGACCGGGCGGCGATGATCGGCGTCCCCGGGCAGTCGAAGTGACCACCCCAGGCTTGCCCGCCCATCGCGTGGTACCCGAGGCCGCCTTCCGCGTCGGATGTGGCGTACGGGTTGTTGGACACCGCCAGCGGCACGCCTTCGTCGCGGTGCGCCCGGGCGAGTACCTGCGCGCAGGACTCCACCTGGTCGGCGGTCAGGTGGTCCCCGGCGTGGCCTTCGATCTCGATCGACCACCAGTGGGAGTTGCCGGCCGCCTCACACCACGCCCGGTCGGCGGTGTCGACCATCTGCCGCAGTCGGCCGCTCCTCGGCGCCAGGAAATGCGACGAGACTTGGCTGGCCGGGTTGCGCTGCCACGCCTCCGTGCCCGCCTCGGTGCCCTCCTGGATGTGCAGGACGACACCGTGGGCATCACCCATGCCGTGGGCTACCCGGTTGGCGGTGGGGCCGATCCAGTCGGCAATGTCGCGGTAGATGGCCACGCTGCCCCCTCACGTCGCCTCGCGCCGTTCCAGTTCGGCGACGCGGGCGCGTAGCTGTTGGTTCTCAAACACCGTCCGCTTGATGCCTTCCTGCGCCTGGGCCCAAAGCGCCCGTTGCGCATCCAGGTACTCGGACAGCGCCTCGACCTGTTCTTCGGCCTGGCAACTCGGCGCCGAGTGACCAATCTTTCCCAGCGCCCGGTGCAATGCCCCGGCGGTGACAAGGTAGGTGCCGACCCACCCGGGCTCGTCGGGGATGTCGCCGTACGGGGTGGCGTGGGCGTCGATGTCGAGGATGTGCTGCCGCAGCGCGTCCCGCTCGGCGGTGAGCCGCTGGATCGTCTCGTCTGGCGACTCGTCCATGCTCGCCCCTCACGCCGTTTCCAGCACCCGTAGCCGCCGGTCGAGGTCGCGCAGGTAGGCGTTCTGGTCCCGCTTGCCGGCCGGCAACTGCACCTTCCCGGTACTCGCAGCCAACGCGAGGGAGACCTTCTCCTGCGGGGCGGGGGTGACCGTCCAGCCGGTGATGCGCCGGATCACATCCAGCCCGGGTTGCCCGTTGCCGCCCGCCGGATGGTAGGGGGAGGTGGCGCGCAGCCGGACGGGGCAGCCCAACGGGAAGTCCCCGAAGTGCGGGTCCGCATCGCCACGCAGCACGATCGACGGCACCACGTAGTCCGTCAGCTTCGCCGCGGCCACGGTCTGGGTGCGGGACGTGAGCCGGCCCAGGTCCGTCTCGTCCTTCGCGGACCACTCGTCCTCGAAGAGGAGGTATCCAGCCGCCAACTGGCCGGCGGTGTCCACCGACTCGTACAGCAGCGGCGCACCGCCCGAATCCGCCCCGACCCCGGTGAGCGCGTTTGGGGAGTCGCCGCCGTCCTCCCCGTACTCGTAGGAGATGACGTTGCCCGGGTATTCGCAGACGATCGGGTCGAGGGCGGTGTTCAGGCCCGGGGTGGCCAGGACCAGGCTCGGGGTGAAGACGGATCCTGCGCGTGCCCAGGTGACGGTGTACTCGAACCCGGGGCTGATCTCGGTCAACCGATTGATGGCGTCCAACGCCTTCGTTCGGTCCTTGCCCAAATACGTGACGGTCGTGGTGTACCCGGCCGTGTTCGAGGTGACCGCGAGGCGGATGTTCCCGCCGGACACCGCCTGCAACTGGGTGATGATGGCCCGCACGACGGCGAACACGTCCTGCCCGGTCTGCGTGAGGTCCGACTTGATCCTGCGCCGCGCTAGGTACCCTTCCAGGGTTTCCGCGCCGACCTCAGCGGTGTCCCCTGTGCCGGTCGGGCGGCGCTTCATCACGAGCCCGCCCCACACGTACTGGTCGTCGCGCTGCACCACCAGCAACGTCCGCTTGACCTGCGTCACGCCGGCCCAGTTGATGGCCGGGTCGATCGCCGACAGGGCCAGGGTGCCGGTCAACGTGCCGGTGCCGTTGACCTGCTGACTGAACGACGAGACGGCCAGCGGCAACTCGTCCGAGATGACGCCGGTCAGGGCATCTGCGAACCAGTAGCGGTAGACAGCCATCTATAGGTACGTGACATGCGAGTCGGACCACTCGCCCGGCTGGTAGGTCACCAGCTGCGGCTGATTCGACGGCGACGCCGGCCTGCCGTACACGTAGGGCCGCTGAACCGCAACCACCCCACCGACGGGAACGGTCACCCTCTCACCGAACGGCGGGTTGAGCTGCTGCCACGAGACGGTCTGCCCGGTCGGATCCCACGTCGGCCGGGTGTTCCAGCCCGTCGTGTCCATCGACGAGAACACGCCGTCGACATCGGCTTGGGTGGTGGTGGCGTCAACGGCCAACTTCGCCCACCGCGTCGGCTGGTACTGAAACTCCGCAACAGCCACTGCGAGCCCCCCTCTTCGGTGTCAGGCAACTTGGCGGATGGTCAGCGTGGAGCCGCGCAGCGCCCACGAGGTGCCGCCCGCAACCCCCTGCGCCGCCTGCAGCTTGAACGTCCCGGCGGTGCCGGCGGTTGAGACGACACCGGCGAAACGGGCCTGGGAGAAGTTGGACGGCCCGCTGCCGTAGGCGCCGAGGCCGACCGTCGCCGCCCCGCCCTGCTGCCAGTTGTTGTAGACCGCCCCGGAGGCGTAGGCGAGCCCGTACTCGCCTACGTCGTTGCGGGAGCCGGTCGGGGCAACTACCTGGGTGGCGAGACCTGCTGCGCTTGTGGCCAACACGCCCAGGTTGATCTCAAAGAGGTACTGGGAGTTGGCGTCCACGCCCGCGGATAGGCCGGTCACGTCCCCTGGAGTGGTGGTGGTGAATCCCACGTCGGCGGCGACGGTCAGGGTGTGCGGGTTGCGCATCCACTTGTTGAGGCTGCCGGTGCGGAACGTGTACGCCAGGGCGGTGTCGAGTTCCCAGCCGGGTTGGCCGTCCATCATCGACGACGGCCGAGCGGTGCTGACGAAGGGGAGCACCCCGCCGAGGGAGGCGCAGAAGGTCCGCTTGTCGGTGATGGTTCCCCCACCACCACCGCCGATGTTCGTCACCGTAGCCGGTACCGAAATTTGGGCAATGGTGAAGTACGACGCGTCGGTTGGCAGGGCCGGGGTTCCGGAACCGGCGGTGCCGGTGATGACGACCACGTTCCCGTCGCGCTGCCCCGACGTGTCCACGTTGGCGTCGCGGATCCGCACCACGATCAGGTCGGTGCGGGACAGGGTGGCGTGGGCCGCGGAGATGGTCAGGTTGGTCAGGGTGTCCAGCGCCCACGTGTAGGCGCCCTGCGTGGAGGAGATCGAACCCTGAGCAACGAAGACGCCCGTGTTGACCTTCACGGTCATGTTGGGGCTACTTTGCGCCTGCACCAACAGGTCAGTGCCGCTTCCCGACAGCCGCACCCCGGAGTAGACGCCGAGGGACGCGCCGGCCCCCGCGAAGTGCGGCAGGACCGTCGCCAACCGCAACTCCTGCCCGGAGTACGACGGCAAGCCGGCCGCGTTATCTATCGCCCAAGGGTCAACGGCCACGGGCCCTCCTCGGTGCTCGAAACGTCAAGGAGGGCTCAGACGGTCAGGGCTAGGGAGCTACAGCCACGCTGACCGGTAGCGGATCACCGCCGCTCCGGCACCACCGCCGGCCGTGTAGGCGATGTCGTTGCCGCCTGGGGCCAACTCCCACCACGCCGCCGTTGAGGTCAGGGTGTTGGCTCGCGAAGCGGTGCCGTTGAGTAGCACCGTCCGGCGGTCGAAGTCGATGGCCAGGTAGTCACCCGACGCGATGGTGATCGTGAACGAGAGCGTTTTCATGGCCGTCACGTTGGCGATCTGCGGATCGACCAGAGGGCCGTTCAGGTACGCGATCGGCCGGGTGGCGACGGTGCCGGCGTTAGTCAGCGTCGCCGAGCTCGTCGACAGCCCAGATGTGGACAGGGTGAACGGCGCCGTCAACGGCACCTGCACCCCACCCGTGGCCCCGGTCGGCGGAAACAGGGTGACCACCGTCTCGGTGTCGGCGTAGCGGCGCGGATCCGGGCACTTGAGCTGGATCTGCCAGTCGAACGCCACCTCGGAAAGTCCGGACACCTTCGTCGCCGCGTTCAGGCGCACGCCCGCGCGGCGTGTTGGTCGGCCCGGCTCCGTTACCTGCAGGGTGTACAGATGGGCGGGGTCGTAGCAGATCGACGACACGATGTCCCGGGCGAGTAGTGCTGTGGTCTGGTCGAGGGCAATCGCGGACCCGGCGATGGTTATCATGCGGGTGCCCAGCCAGGTCGGCCCGTCGAACTGGCCGTGGTCCTGCGGTCGGTCCTGCCCGGTGAGTCGCACATCCGGGGAGCCGTTCCAGCCGTCGAGGGTGGACGCCCACCATTCGGTTCCCTGGCCGTCAACTGCGGGTACCGTCCAGTTGTCCAGGGTGATGTAGTACGGGGTGAGAGTGGCGTAGGAGACGGGCCGGTAAACGATCGGCAGGGTCATCGCTCACCCTCCGCCGCTAGTGGAACTGCCACGCCATCTCGTGACTGACCGCCGCCGCTATCTCCGCTGGGCTGTGATCGGGCTGCGGGTAGACGGGGATGGTGATGTTCGGCCCGTCCGACCCGATCCGGCGGACCTGCTCGTCGGTGAGCACGAACTCGTTGCGGCCGGTGTCGTTGCGGGCGATCGTCAACCCGGGCGGCAGGATGCCGCCCCCGTCGAAGTGGCCGACGTGGGCGAACGAGGAGACGGAGGTGACACCCCGACCGACAACGAACCCGTCACCGCCCCTGGACTCGAACGGCAGGCCCGCGAACACGCCCGCGGTGTGGCCCACCGAGCTGCCGCCCGGACCACGCTCGCCCGGGTTGGTCCAGCCAGCGGTGAAGATGCCGCCGAAGCCGCGCAGCGGGAAGTAGGGTGCCTCGTTCATGGTGGAGAACTGGTGTACGTACGGGGATTGACCATGCGCCAACCGCCATACAGCTGAGGTCGCACCGCTGCAGTCGTAGCCTCTTGGCCCCGCACTGGCCCAGATGTACGGCTTACCCGCCTGCGCCCGGATCCATGCCTGGATCCCGGCGATGTTGCCCGAGATGGGTCCGGTGAACGCTGGCCCGTAGAACACGGCCGCCCGCAGTTCGTCGGGGGTCGGCTTCCATAGGTTGGCAATGTTCACCGGGAACGGCCAAACGACAGGGCCGCCGCGCGCGAACGCGAGACCGCCGGACCCGTCGCCCGGGTAGCGGGTCTGCGGCGGCTTCAACATCCCGGCAAGCACCGCGTTGCGCAAGGCGGTGACCGCCGAATGCCCACCGGCCGCCTTCACCTCATCGGCGGTCCAGATGTGTTCGTCCAACGACAGCCGGTACCGCACGCCGGGGATCGGCCCGAGCGCCGGGATCGAATCGGAGGTGGTGGTGCCGGACCCGTAGACGGGTCCGCCTGTGGCGTGCCCGCCGACATCGGCCCGCCCGCCTGCGGTCGGGTTCTGCTCCCGCCAGATCCTCGTGGCGGTGGGCACGTCGACACCTTGCCGTAGCGAGATCTGGGCGATCTCCAGGTTCTTCAACTGGTCCAGGGCACCCTGCACACCGGACACCTGAACCTGGGTTGACACGTCGGTGGGTACCCGGCCGTAGGTGTCGATTAGGTGGTTGACCTGACCGGAGTCCAGGCCCAACTGCTTGGCCTGCTCCTTGATCGTCCTGATCTGGTTGTCGTGTTTGGCGGTGGCCTCTTCCACGGCGGTGCCGTTGCGGACCTGCGCGAAGTACTCGTCGTCGGCGGCCTTGAGTAGGTTCTTCACCGCGTCGTAGTTGTCCCGCGCCGACTGAGTGTTCAGGCCGATGTCGTGGGAGCCCTGCTGGACGGACTGGCTTAGCCGGTCCTGGGCGGCCTTGAAATCCTCAGCGGCTTGGTCGGCGGAACGCATCGCACCGAACAGGGCGTCGTCGGCCTGCTTGAGCGCGTCGGCCTTTTGCGCGGCTGTCGATGTCCGGTCGGCGAGCACGTTGAGGGCGTTACCGAGGGCCGCCTGCGCGGCGGTCTGCTTGTACGCCGAGTCGGCCGCCTTGTCCTGCTGCCCGGCGAGGATGGCCTCCACCTGGGCGTTGTCGTTGATCTGGCCGTAGGTGCTTTTCAACGCGTCGCGTAGTTGCCGTTCCCGGTTGAGCTGCTTGAGGCCAGCGTCGGACAGCGAGAAGTTGGAGAACTGCTCCTCGTCCTTCTTGATTTTCGCGTCGAGGGCGGCGGTCACCTCGTCCTGGGCGCCCTTCTCGCCCTTGAGTGCCCGCACCAGCGCGTCGCTGGTGATGCCGTAGTCGCCGGCCAGCCGGACTGCCCGGGAGAAGTCCTCATTCCCCTCGACGATTGACTTCACGGTGTCCTTGTTGGCGCCGCCGGCCGCATTGAGGGCGGTGTGCAGCGCGACCATGGCCCGGGTGAGTTCCTCGGTGCGTGCCCGCTGCGCGGCGAGGGCGGAACTGACGGCGGTGAACGCGATGAACGCGCCCGCCACGGCCAACCCGATGACGCCTCCGGTGCCGAGCCCCGACGCGAGTTGACTCAGCGCCCCACCGGCGCCCTGCGCCCCGCCCTTGATGCCTGCCAGGGCGGTGCCGAACGTGCCGAACGAACCGGAGGTGCCGGCCATCGCCGTACCGGCACCGGCGACCGACGCGTTGTAGATCCGCTGGGCGGCGGCCCAGATGGGCAGGAGGGTGACCTGGGCCGCTTGGATGGCCTGCCACGCCTTCATGGCCACCACAACACCGGAGATTGTCCCGACGAGGACGGTCAGCACCGGGATCGGCAGGACGTTGATGACATCGGCGAGCAGCCGGATCGTGGTGATGACGACCCCGCCGACCGGCTGCGCGGCCTCGGCGATTCGCCCGACGGCCACCACCAGTTGGCCGAGGACGGCTATCACGATGGGGGTTTCGGTGCGGATGTAGCCGAGCAGGTTCTGGAAGCCGGTGTTGTGTTCCAGGCTGGTGCCCCAGTAGGCGAACCGTTCCGATAGGTACAGCAGGCCCTGGCCGAAGTTCTGCCCGATGGGTAGGACCGCCCGGACCAGCCCGGAAACCCCGACAGCGGCGTTGGCGGCGGCAGGCGCGAATATGATCAGCGCCGTGTTGGCCTCCCCCGCCATGAAGTGGAAGAACGACTGCCAGTAGGGGGCGGCGAGTGCCCTTCCCGCCTCGGCGGCAAGGTTGCCCATGGTGCGGGAAAGGGTGCCGACATCGCCGATGATCTGGGGCATGACCGGCAGCAGCGCCGAAATGCCGGTCTGCAACCCGGGCAGGAACCCGGCCTGCGCGGCGGCGGTCAGGTCCAGCCACACCGGCTTCAGCGAGTACAGGAAGGTGGCGAACGCCTGACCCTCCGGGGACAGAGCGGCCATCTTCTGCCGCAGCGTGTCCATCGCCGACGACCCGGCGGTGCCGGCGGCGACGGTGGCCTGCTGCAGCGACCGTTGCGCCGACACCACACCCTGCGACGCCTGCGCGATGGCGAAAGCGTTCTGCCGAGCCGTGTTGCCTTCGGCGATGCGGGCATCCGACAGCGCCTGGGTGGCCTTACGCACCTGATCCTGCGACTGGGTGACCCGATCCTGGGCGGCCACCACCTGCTGGGAGCCGTTGACGCCCTGGCGCTGCGCGGTGGCCAGATCCTGCTGGGCCCGCTGCTGCCGGATACCCAGGTCGGTGATCTGCTGCTTGGCCTGGTCGTACTGGAGTTGCGCTTCCTGCCGGGCCAGCTGCGACGACGCCGGGTTCGCCCGGACCGCCTGCAGGTTCAGTTCGGCCTTCGTCAGGTCGATCTGCGCCTGCCGCTGCGACAGGGTCCCGTCGGCGACCTGGGTGGCGAGGTCTTCCATCGCCCGGCGGGCCGACTCCCGGGCCCGGGTCAGGTCCTGCTCGGCGAGCAACGCGGCATGTTCGGCCTGGGTCAGGGACTGCTGCGCGGTGGTGACCGCCTCCGCAGCGCGACGCTGCGAGTCGGCGGCGTTGGCGCGGGTGTTGGCCAGGGACCGTTCAGCGGATGCGACCGCATCCTGCGCGGAGGCGACCTGCACCTGCCGGGACGCCAGTTGCACGGCGTCCTTGGCGGCGGCCTGGTCGGCGGTACCCATCGCCTTGACCGCATCGCCGATGCCGTGGGTGGCGAGCAGCACCACACCGAGGCCGGCGACGGCGCCCAACGCCCCGGCACCGATCCCGGCCACGGCGGCGGCGCAGGCGGCGGCGACGGGGATGATGCCCGGCCCGAGGGCCAGCCCGGCGGCGAGGAGCGCACCCATGCCGCCCGACGAGCGGTCCGCCGCGCCCTTCACCGACTCGACTTCGGCGGCAGCCGAAGCGGCGTTGGTGTCGATGTGGACGTTCGGGTTCAGTCGCCCGATCTCGTGGACCTTCTCGATGAACAGGTCCAGTTCGGCGGTGGCTCGGGCGGTGTCGGCGGTTATCTGCGCCGAGGATGTGCCGGTGGACAGGCGGTCCAGTTCGGTCCGCAGTCCGGCGAGTTTGCGGTCCGCCTCGGACGTGTCGGCGCCGATCTTCGCGTTGGGTAGCGACTTGAGGGCGGCCTCGACGCGGCGGCGGAACGTGTCGGCGAAGGATCCGCCGGCCTGCTCCCCCGCCCTAGCGGCTTTGCCGGTGGCGTCGCGGGCGCCCTTGGCCACCCCGTCGCCGACTCCGGATGCGATCCGGTCGGCCATCGCCTTGGCGATGATGGCACCGAGGTCGCTGCCGACCTTCGCGGCCTGCCCGGAGGTCTGCGCCTGGAATTTCGCGAAGAAGCCCTCACTTGAGGGCAATACATCGACGTATACCGATCCGGTGGAGGCGCCTTCGCTGGGCATGACTCACCCCGCCTCGGTGCCGTCCCCCAACGAGTAGCCGTGCAGTTCGGCGTGCTCGCGGCGGATTCGCGCCAGATAGGCGTGACCCTCCGGGGACAGCGCCCGCCGTCGCCGAGCCGGCAGGCCCGGCCGCGGCCACGGCGCCGGTGGGTCCTTCAGTCGCATCCCCGACGCGACCACACCCAGCAGGTCGATGACCCGGGCAAGCAGCAGATCCGAATGCGACCAGCGGCCGTGCCCCTCCTGTGGCAGCCGGGCAATCTTCGCCAACTGCTCGTCGGGGATCTCGTCACGCTGCGCCGTCTTCGTCGCCGACTCACCCGGCAGGGCGTAGTCGATGAGCACCTTCAACCGCCGATACGTCAGCCGCGCCGCGCCGCCGCCGGGGCGCCACAGGTCCCGCAGGTCGATGCCGCAGTAGCGTTGCAAGTCCGCTTCGACTTCGGCCACGTGGCTGGCGAGGACCGCCGTGACCGCGGCTATTCCCCCAGCGACTGCCCGACGGTGTTGGCCCAGGCGGTGAAGAACGCCCGCTGCTCCTTCAGGGTCGGGTTCAACTGCATCCACCGCATCGCATCAGCCGGCGACAGAGTCTGCTGCGCCCACGTCAGGTCGTCCTCGCGGTTGATGGCATGCCGGGCAATCGAGGTCCACTCCTCAACGGGCGGTACCCGCATGTCGTGAAAGCCGAGCCGGGTCGTGAGAGTGACCAGGATGGCCCCGTTCTCGTCGACCAGCCGTTCGGCGCGGGTCTCTGCCTCGGCCGCGTCCAGCGGGGTGACCGCCGCCGCGTTGCGCTTGGATGCCAGGTCGGCTGGTGGCTGCTCGGCGCGCGCCCTGCGTGGTGCTGCCATCAGCCCAGCGCCGGAACGATGTCGTATGCCTGCACCGCGACACCGCTGGAGTTCGGGTAGGCGGTGAACGTGACCCCGTACATGGCGGCGTCGGTGGTGGCGTACTTGATGTCCTTGCGGTCGGTGACCTCAAGTTGCGGGCAGTAGATTCGGTGGTGTGTGGTGCCGTCGATGATGTCGAACACCCCGGCCACCAACTGGCGGGTGTAGATGCCGAAGGTGTAGGAGAACGCGCCGGTACCCACGCCAGCGGTGAGGGTGTTGAACGCGATGCCGTAATACAGCTCCATAACGCGGAGATTCTTTTCGAGGAAGGTAATGTCGAACGTCACCGACGCATCGGTGATGATCTTCCGCTGGATCTGCAGCGACCCGTACGCCTTCACGTCCTTGCTCGACGTGTTCAGCTTCTCGGTGAGTCCGTCCTCCGAGACAAGGCCAGCGTTCTTCCATGCGGCCGCGAGCGCTGTCGTCGCGTCGGTAGGCGCGGTGGAGCCGGTGATGCCGAACCACGACAGTCCAGTGCCGTCGGCACCAGCGCCACTAGTGCCGACAAGAATGTTCCTGTTGTCTCCCACGGCCCTTTAGTCCTTTCTCGGGCATGAAAAAGGCCCCGGCCGTGGCGGCTCAGGGCAGATGGCTCGGGTGGGTGGTGTCGGTTAGCCGATGCCGAGGGCGGCGTTAACGGCGGCGCAGACGTGCACAGCGACGTTGAGTACCAGGTTCAGCAGCATGGGGTTCCTTCCGGTTCGGTTGGTTGTTACTCGGCAGCGGGCACTTCCACGGCGCCCGCGTCGTCGGGCAGCGGCACATCCACGTAGCGCACCGCGGCGGCCGGCTCGTCGAGTTCCCGGGTGGCCTCCCAGTCGGCGCGTTCCTCGTCCGTGGGCTGCCGGGCTTCCCCGGTGCCGAGCATCACCCGGCCCAGCTCGTCGGGCACCTCCTCCAGATTCCCGATGCGGGTCAGGTCGGGGCCGAGTTTCGCGGCGTCCGGGACGTAGACGATGTGGACGAGCATTCGCCCGGACTCCTTCGCTTCGGTGGGGTTAGATCTTCATGCTGTCGATGGCACGGCCAAGGATGCGGCGCCTGACGATGTACCGTGTGCCTCTTTCAAGGGCCAGGGGATATGGAAATCCGGTCTGCGGATTCCTGGCCGTGTTCGCCAGCCTCGCCCGCGCCTTCCCATCGACCACGCCGCCCGTGACAACCCAGGAGGCTTTCATCCGGCCGGTGTCCACCGGGGTGATCGCCTCGGCCCGTTCCTTGCCCTTCTCGGCGACCTTCCGCAGCGCCTCGACCAACCACGGCGCGCGGAGCATCTCGGCTATCCCGGCGGGGGACTCTTGGTAGGAGACGGCCATACCGCTGATCCCTCCTCCCACAGCAATCCGGCGCAGTCGGCGACGAAGCAGTCGTGCTTGTTGGTGCTGCGGTGTGGCCGTTCACCTTCGGTGAGTGCGTGCCATGCGACCCAGACATCGGCCGCGGCAAGACGCTGTTCGGCCTCCACCGCGCCCCCTCAAAGGTTGAGGTTGTGGGCGTGCAAGCTGATCCGGTAGGCGGCGGTGGCCCGGCGCAGCTGCGAGTTGTCCCACGGGGCGATGCTCGGCGCCGAGATGGTCTGCACCCTCGACACGGTGACCGACCCCAACGTCACATCGGCGAACGTGGTCGCCGGCAGGGTCACCCGCAGCGCCTTGCGTACCTGCTCCGCGAGGGTCTTCGCCGCGGCCCGGGACACGTGGAACACGTCCACATCGACGTTGGCCTGATCCAAGGTGATCGTGTCGTCGGCGCCGCCGAAACGTTCCACGGCGATCGTCGGCAGTACAAACTCCAGGTTGTACGGCAGTTCCGGGATCACGCTGTCGACGTGGAGGGTGGTTTTCAGCCAGCCGCACAGCAGGGTTTCGACATCCCGGTACACCCGACCCCCTCAGACGCCGGTCGGCGAAATGTCCTTACACACCAGGTCCCGCTGCCAGATGAGGGTTCCGGCGAGCACATCCACCACCCGCAGCACCCGGGTTGTCAGCGACGGGTCGGCCGCGCACACGGTGAGCACCAGTTCGTCGTTGATCCGGACGCCGGTCTGTTCGGCCGGGATCGCGATGTAGTAGCGGTGCAGCGGCGTCTGGCTGGGGGAGACGGTCAGCTCCTCCTCATGCCGTCGGTCCCGTGGGGTTTGCTGCGCCCGGCACGGCCCGGTGTAGACGGTTACCGCAGGCGGGTAGACGGTGCGGCCCAACGTGTTGTCCCACACGCCCGGGCCGGCGGGCCGGGTGATGGTGCACTGGTCGAGCATCTGCTGCTCGGCCGTGAGGCGATGATGTGACGCCCACCCGCTGCCGATCACCTGCGTGTTGGGTAGCGGAGACATCAGGGCGCGACACCCAGTTCGCCGAACTCGGCCTCGATCCAGGAGTTCGGGTTGTAGTCCACGATGTCGAAGGCGAACAGGCTCCCGGCGGCGTCCCGGTCGGCGGCCTGGTCCCGCAGTGCCTGGGCCCGTGCCCGGAGTTCGGCGGCGACCTTCGCCCCGTCGGTTGCCAGATCCTGGGTCTTGATGACCTTGCTGACGAGCACCTCGGACGAGGCGATGGTGTCCAGGGCCTGCGCGGCGGCCAGCCGCACATTGCCCTGCTCGATGGTGAGGAACGCGCCGATCTGCCCGTCGGTTAACAGCGGTGCCGTGTCGGACAGGTCGGTGGACAGCAGCCGCACCTGCCCGACGGGTGTGGTCGGGTCGGTGGTGATCGGCGGGCCGGGCAGCGGGTTCGCGGCGACGTACACCTGCTGCGGCTCGGCACCCGCCCCGGTGCCTGAGACGGTCCACAGGTACACCCACCAGCCGGCCTGGTTGAGGATGACACTGACCCCGGTCCAGGTGTGGCCGCCGTCGGCGGTGGTCGTGGCCGGGTGGGTGGTAGTGCCGTCGGGGGCCAGCACAGCGAGGGTTGCTGCGGTGGTGCCGTCGTAGGGGGTGACCGTCAACTGCGGGATGTCCACATCACCTATGCCGAGCACGGCCGCCCCCTGTCACGGTGAGAGGCGGCTGGCCGCGGCGAGTTCGGGCGGCGAACGCAGGGCGGTCAGGGTCGGCCGGGTGTCCGTGGCGGTGAGGGTGGAGTTCGGGCGGTCGGTGGCGGTCAGGACCAATGCGGGCGGCCCGACCGCCCCGGCGCGAACTGTCGCTTCGTAAGCGGCGCCGAGGGCTTGCGCGGCCTGAACAGCCGCCAGGACCGTGAGAGACGGCGCGCTGGCGGTACCCAGCCCGGTTGCCGTGGGTGCGGCGGTGGTGGCCGCCACGGCGGGCTGCCCGGCTGTTCCCGCGCCGGTCGCCGAGCCGGCCTGCGTGGTCACCGTGGCCGATGCTGTGCCGGCAGCGGCGGGCCCGGTGGCGGCGGCCGTGTAGGCGACAACGGACACCCCGGGGGCGTTGGCGCTACCGGTGCCCGAGGCGGGCTGCGCCGAGGCGACTGTTTCGCTGCTCGACGAGCCGGTGACGTTGTAGGCGGCCCCGGTCCCGGTGCCCGCCTGCGGGTAGACGACGATCGTAGCCGCAGGGCCTGGTGCGGTGCCTGTCGAGTCGGCCGGGGCGGCGGACGGTGCCACTGCGGCGGATGTCCCGAGTGCACTGCCGGTGCCGGGCGCGACACCCGCAACTGGGGCGAGGGTGGCTGCGGGGGGGAACGCCGACCCGGTGCCGGTCGCCGACGCGGCGGGGGTCACCTGCGGGCTAGCGTTCGGGGCGGCGCCAACACCCGTAGCTGCGGTCGGGTTGGAGACGACCTGCGCTGACGCCGCGGCGCTCCCCGTACCGGACACCGCCGGGGCTGCCGGGGCCACCGTCGGGGCCACGTTGAACGCGGCACCCGTACCACTGGACGCGCCCGCGTTGGGGGTGACAACTGCTGTTGCCGACGCGGACCCGACACCCGAGGCGTTCCCGACATTGGGGGAGACTGCGGCGGACGGGTTGTTCGCCGCACCCGTCCCGGTCGCCGCGACGGCGTAGGCGGTCACCAACGCGCCCGGGTTGGGCGCCGAGCCGGTCCCGGAGGCTACGGCAGCGTTCGGGGTGACCTGCGCGGCGACGGCGTTGGCTGTGCCCGTTCCGGTGGCGGTGGTCGCGTTCGCTGTTGTTGATGCGGCACCCGCCGAGGCGGGGAGGATGACGATCGCCGAGACGGGCTGGGCGCGGCCGATGCGGGCCACCGGCGCCCCCTACCAGTTCGCGGCGCGGGTCACCGCCGCCGTCGGAACCACAACCGGCAGGACTGGCCCCGCCGCTGCGGCAACCTTGACTTCCACCGCGACCGCCGCGACATTGAACAGCGCCCCACCGCCGGACCGCAGATCAGCCCAGTCGACGGTGGTCGATGTCGATCCGGTGCGGACTTCGCTTTCCAGGCCGCCCCAGTCGGTGTTCGTCAGGTCGTCGACCTCGGTCCACGTGCCAGCAGTACCGGGAGTGGCGCCGGCCGCGGACTTGTCCATACCGGCGACGGCGAACACTTCGTTCGTGGACGCCGGGGCGGCGGACAAGGTGATGCTGAACGGCGACGGTGGACCGGAGAAGCCGCCGTTCTGTGAGCCGGTGGCCGTCGCCCCGGTCGGCGCCCCAGTGTTGTATCCGGTGTAGGCGACGACGGACACGGCGTACTCGCCGATGGCGCGGCCACCGGTGCCGATCGTCAGCGTCATCGACGCCCCGGTGCCGACGGCGGCCGTGAAAATCTTCGTAGCGGTGGGGTACGAGGTCGGCGAGACCGACACGCCCGGGCCGCCGGTGTAGGTCCAGCCGCCGCCGCTGACCGTTATCGCGCTGAGTGGGTCGGTGGTGGTGCCGTTGTTCTCGATGATCGACACACCGACGACGAGCAGCGAGTTGTCCGGCGGCGTGAACGCGTTGGTGACGAAGTTGCCGGTGCCGAAGTTGCCGGTGGGGGTTGGGCTGATCTGTCCGAGCAGGCTGGTGCGGGACAGCGCCACGGCCTACCCCCCGGGGTCCGGTCAGGCGGGGGCGGGGACGATGGTGATGAGGATGTCGGTGACAGCGCCCTCCGTGGACACCTCCACCTGCACGTCCTCCACCGTGTACGTGTTGCCCGCCCCGTCCCTGACGACCAGCGGGGTTTCCCGGCGGGCGGTGTTCGTGGCGTCAGTTAGATCGCCGAACGTGTAGGACATCAGGTCAGCACCTTTCGCACTTCATCACGGCGCGGGCGTTCGCCGCCGCGCCCCCGGTCAGCCGCAACGCGAAGCCGGTCGACACCGCACAGTCGTAGCTGTCACCCAACGGCACGTCGTAGACGAGGGTGCCGCCGGAGGTGAACTCCCATTCCTCAAGCACGGTCAGCACCGTTGGCTCGGCGGTCCAGTTGCGGGCGGCGGTGAACCCGACGGTGACGCTCCGGCCGTACACCTGCTGCATGGTGACGCTGGTCGAGTTCGTGCCGGGCGCGTTGGTGGCGAACGTGGCCGCGCACAGTTCCACCAGCAGAGTCGTTGCCGTGTCGATGCCGACCCGCACCGCAATCAGGTCGCCGCCGAACGTGGACGGGGCCAGTACCCCGAGAACGGACTTGGCGGTCGTGGTGATTCCAACCGCAGCACCCGTGGTCGCGGTGTACCCGGCCTTCGCCACGGCACCTCCCAACCTTGCGCGGTGGTTCGGGTGGGGGGGCGAACGGTCACAGCGAGAGGCCTTGCGTTACAGCGAAATCGACAGCACGCCCGACGCGGAATAGGCGACCGTAAATGTGCCTGCCGTTACGGAGTTGGTGCCTCCAAGTGATAGGAAGCAGATTCCTTGATCGGAAACAGGGGTTGTGAGAGTGGTGTCATGGATCAGGCACCCGTACACCGAGGCGAGCGTGGTCGTAGAGTTCGCGCTGACCGTGTTCGCCGCAGTCAGCTTCACCGTCGCCGAGGTGCCGGCGTCGATGACCACCGACCCGAGCGCCCGGCCAGCTGCGGGCCAGCCGGAGGCGTCGGCCACGCCACCCGATGCCCACACGCCAGCGCCGTAGGCCGAGTTCGCCGAGGTCGCGTCGCCGGTCGGCGTGATCGAGTTGTCAAAGAGCGAGTTCTTGAGCGTGTCCGAGTCGAGGTCGAACGCGGCGACGTTGCCGAACATGTCAGCGATCAGGGCGCGGAAGATCTTGGATGACCAGGCCACCGGTTACGCCCCCGTCCCACTCTGCTCGTCGTACCGGGCCTTGACCGCCTCGTGCGCCTGCGTCGCCGCTTCGGCCTCGGCCTCGTGCGCGGGCAGGGAGTCCTCGGCGCCGCGCAGGTGCTCCCGCAGGCGCTCGATCTTCCCCTTCAGGGCGTCCACCGCATCGGCAGCCCGGGACGCTTCGGTGGCATGCCGGCGTACCGTCTCCGCGTCCACCACGTCCGGCAGCGGCCCGGGTTCGGCTGTAGCCACGGCATCGTGCGCCGAACCGGCGCCGTCAGGTGTGGTCAAAGGAAGTCCCCCAAGCGTGCTTGTGCGGTCGGCGGGTAGACGGTGCAGTCCTCACCTTCGTCGCGCGTCGTATAGACGGCCATCACGGGCACCCCGCGGTTGTCGGTCTGCACCAGTTCCCCCGCCACGTAGTCCTCCCGTTCCACCGCGGTCACCTTGCAGCGGGTGCCGGCGGGGACCAGCGGGACCGACAGGCCGTGCATCCCGGGGCAGTTGTGCATCGGGATCCCCGACGACTGCCCGCGAGTGACGTGGGTGTGGTCGCATGCCCCGCACTCCCAGCGGCGTTCCGGGGCGAGCAGCACTGGGCGGCTCAACCGAGCGCCACCCAGATCGATGCGGCAGCGGCGGTCATCGCCCCGACGGTGCCGGGGGCGGTGGTGGTCAGGCCGGTGTCGGCGGTGGCGAAGCGCAGGTTCGGCGCGGACAGGCCAGCGTTGACCAGCCCCGCCGCCAGGGATGTGCCGCACGCCAGGGTGGGCAGGGCGACCCCGTTGGCCCACAGCCCGACGAAGCAGTACCCGGCCGGCAGCGCCTGCGGGGTGACCGCGGCGGCTTTCAGCCCGGCGGTCGCCCACGCCGCCGACTGGTCGGCGGAGGTGGCCAGCAACACCCGGGACGCGTCGAACAGCGCCAGCCGGGACTGGCCGGACGTGAGCGTCGTCCCGCCGGTGGTGACATACACCGACACGGTGGAGACGGTCGCGGCGGCAGCGAGTTTCAGCCGGGCCACGTACATCAGCCCGTTGGTGAGGATCGGCGTCGCCACCGACGCGGACAGCGGATCCGTGGTCCACGCCGCATAGCCGTGGTCGGCGGCCGACGCCGGCAGCGGTATAGCGACGGTGGACCCGGAGCGGCCCATCAGGGTCCGGTCCGCACGATGCCGGCGACGGTCCCGGACACCACCTGGGCGTAGATGCCGTTGCTGGTCTTGATGCCGCCGTCGCCGTAGAACTCCCGCGCCGACTCGTTGGCCGCCAGGGTGATCTCCTCCACGACCGTGCCGGACGCTGCGGATGCGTTGTCCCACAGCCGCACCACCGCAGCCGCCCCGGCGGTTTCCCGCACCGCGAAGCCGCGGTAGTCCTTCGCCGTCGCGGCGATCACCGCAGAGACGGTGAAATCGACGCTGACGGTGGAGGCGGCGGGTTCGGCCACTGACGCGGTGGAGGCGAGGGTGGCGGTACCGTCACCGTTGTCGGTGGCCTTCAGCAGGTTCCCGGACCCGTCGACCAGTACGACTGCGGCCACCTGCGGGGTTACGGTGCCGCCGGGTGGGGTGACCGCGGCGAGGCCGGCCAGGAGTTGGGTCGACACGATGCGGGTGTTGACGCCCACGTCTCAGCCGCCTTTCCTGGCCTGCCTGCGTCCCTGCTGTGGTCGTGCCGCCGGGGGCTGCTCGGGTTCGCGCAGGTGCACCTGGCCCGACCCCCGGTCCGCCTCCGGGGCGGGTTCCGGGAGCCGGGCCACGACCTGTGCCAGCAGGTCGTTGGTGCGTTGCGCCTGGGTGAGGATGGCGTCGAGGAACTCGTCCCCGGAGGTCATCCGCTGGGGCCTATCGGACGGATCGGGCAAACTAACCACCTGTGGACGCGACGCCCGACTTCGGGTCAAATAGGGCACCCCCGAGGACGTGCCTGACCCGGTACCGGATCCCGTCGTTGGAGAAGTCGCCCTCCTCCGGGCCGACGATCCCCCCACCGACCCGCATCGCATCCGGGGCCTTCATCCACAGGTCCGGGGTCTCATGCCCGGTCAGGAAGCCGACCTCCATCGCCGGGCGCCCCTCGTTCGGGTTCGCGAACAGGTACCACGCGGTATTGCCCTTCGTGGTGTCGATCAGCGGCAGCCACGGGTTGACGACCGGCTTCACCTTGTTCTGCATCCAGTTCGCCACCCGCAGGGCGTCGTTGCTGGACAGGTTCCCGCCACCCGTAGGCCCGATGATCTCCGTCGCGTTGATGATGTTGTTGGCGACGACCTCCAGCGCCGGCGGAACCACCAGGGTCACAGCGTTGATGTAGATCGGGCCGCCGTCGGAGTCGACCTGGCTCGCGAGGACAGTGAAGGCCGTCTGCAGACCGGCCACCGACAGCGTCGGGTTGCCGGTGACGATGTTCTTGTTGCCACTGGAGAAGAACGTCGCGTTGGGTCCGGTACTCGATGCGAACAGGGCGGTGGCGAACTGCTCCTCGGTGCGCCGCGCCGCCAACGCGAGGGCCTGCGGCAGTTCGGTGAACGCGCCCAGGTCGTCGTTGACGATCGACTCCCACGAGATGTCGATCTCGGCGCCGTACTTGTCCACCGAGTACTCGTACTTGCCGTCGGCCACCGGGCGGGCGGTGTACGGGGCGAGTTCCTTCACCTTGGCCAGCAGCGCCTTGCCGCCGTCCAGGGTGAACCGGCGCACCAGGCGGAAGTCCCGGACCCGCCCCCGCTTCGCCCAGGCGTCCCACTGGATCGGCATCGTCGCGTACGCGGCGAGCAGCTGCCGGTCAATGACGTCGGCGAACAGGTAGGAGAAGTCGGAGCGGGTCAACGCCTCCTGGAAGTCCAGGGCGGCCCGGCGGGAGCCGGACATGACCGACTCGTACATCCGCATGACCTCCGACAGGCCCCGCTGGTAGGCGGGGTCCTGCCGGCGCTGAACGCGCCGGCCTTCCCCGGCGAAGATGCGTTCGGTGGCAGCGTCGTCGGTGCCGCCCTCGAACGTGGCCAGCCGGTTCAGGCCGGTACCGATGCCGGGCAGGGTTGCAGTCGTCATGTCAGAACCCCACCTGGACTCGGATCGTGGCCGTTGCGGCGGAAGTGACAGCGGCGCGGGCGTAGCCGAACCGGACCCCGCCGGTGGCCTTCTTCGACAGTTTCGGGGTGTCGCCGGTCTGGTAGTAGATGATGTCGCCGTCGGCGACAGCCGAGTTACCGGCCGAGTCGATACCCTTCACCGACAGGTTGAAGTCGCCGTCCAACGCGACGGTGGTGTTGCCGGCGGCGTCCTCGGTGGTCAACGCCACCCCGGGGCACTGCCCGTTGATGACCGGATCCCCCGAGTTGGGGGTGGCCGGGTCGGAGCAGGCGAAGGAACGCGTCTTGGTCCACTTGACGACCATGTTGGCTGACATCAGCGACGACCTCCCGCCGCGACGAGCGCCGCATCGCTGCTCATCCCAAGACGTTTGAACGACTCGGCGAGGCTGGTCTCGAACTGCTTCGTCGCGTCCGGGCCAGCGGTGCCGGCGCCCAGGCCGGCGCCCACTCCGGTTACCCGGCCGTCCCCGGCGGCCTCCCGCAGCGACGCCACGTAGGTTTCCTCCGCCTTCGCCGCCTCGGCGACCGCGGTGCGGAACGTCGCCTCGTCGAGGCGCAGCACCTTCACCGCCGCCCCGTCGCGCAACTCGTCGGCCTCCGCGAGCGGCACATCCCGCACCGCCGCGGCCAACACCCGGTCCCGGGCGGCCAACGGAAGGTTGGACTCGGAAAGGATGCTCGACGCGATCGGCCGGGCCGCCTCCACGGCGGTCAGCCGGGCCAGCGACTGGCGCATCTCCTGCGCCTCCCGCACAGCGGTGTCGCGTTCCTGCTCGGCCTTCACGCGAGCCTGCTCGGCTTCGGTGACAGCGGCCGGCACCACGGCGGTGGCCTCGGTTGCCCCCGCCGCACCCGGCGCCGGGCCGGTGTTGGTTCCAGACACGCTGGACTCCTTCTCGGGTGGGTTGGGTTCGGCCGGCGGGGCGCCGCCCGTGACATCAGTGAGGGGAGGGGGTTCGGTCATCGGCTCGTCGGCCTCGACAAGTCCGGCACCGGTACAGGCCGGCACAGCGGCCTCGCCCATGCCAGCCATCCGCAGCAGCGACGGCGGCGGGTCTTCTTTCAACTGGGACCGGTACAGGCCGACCAGTTTGCGGGCGGCGGCCTTCTTCGCATCCGCAGACGCGTTCACCCCGCCCCGGCCACCGGCCAGCGCCGACGCAGCTGCGTGCACCCCGTTGCGGTTGACGGTGCCGTCGGGCTGCTTGACGGGTAGCTTGTAGCGGTCTTTCGAATCCGGGGAGCCCTGCCCGGTGTCGAGCAGGCATGCCCGCCGGTACTGCTCCGGGGTGTAATCCGAGGCCGAGAATTGCGACCACGGGGTGTCGCTGACCTCACTCAGCGACAGAGCGGCCTCGGACACGGCCGTGCCGTCCTCGGGCGGGCCATCGTAGAGATCCCTGGTGAAGAGCTGACCTGCATCTTTCTCGACCCGGGCCGTCCACGCCTGCAAGGCGTCGCCGACCGCGTTGGACAGGGTGATCCGCTCATCGCGGGTCAACTGGCCGTTGCCGTACATCTGGTCCGCGATGTCGGTCAGCGCGCTGTGCAGTTGGGCTTCGATCCAGGCGCCGATGTTGCGCGCCTCCCGGATCTGCACCCCACCCTCGCGGGCCGCCTCCACCAGGGAGACGAGCTTCCCGCCGGCGCCGGCCTTCGTCACGAAATCCACGGAGTAACCGCGGTCGATGGACTCGATGACGATCCCCGACCGGTCGCCGACCTTCCCGACCGTGCCGGACCCGTCGCCGCGCACCGACAGGCCGACCGCATCGGCCAGCGCCTCCACCAACGGCACGGCGTGGGGGAAGACTTCGATGTCGGCGTACAGGCCATCACCCTCGTAGACGGGGGTGGACACGACGCGGCCGGCGAGGTCGCGGACGGACCGCTCTGGCCGGTCCGCAGACTCGGCGATCGACGGGTGATCCAGAAAGACCTGCGTGGTCCCCGCGGGCCAGGCCGTAGGGCCATCCCGCTCGAGCACCTTCGCTGGCCAGTAACCCGACGTCCCCCACCGGTCCCCTTCGATCAGCCGCGCCCGGTACCGTCGCCCACCGGCCGGCGTGAGGCTGCCCATGGTGGCCTCGGCGATGGCAACCCGCTCGACGGTGGCCGCCGACTCGCGCAGTTGCACCGGAACCGGGAACGCCTTGCCGGGGGGCACCACGGCACCCCAGCCGGGGCGGCGCAGCTTACGGCGGTTCGACACGACAGCGGCTCCCTCGGACGTGAAAGAGCCCCGACACGGGCTTGTGTCGGGGCTCAGGTGGGTGACCGCTAGGCGGCTAGATCGGGGGTCAGAAGAGCAGGGCCTGATGAGTCAGCGCAGGGCGAGCGCCCTTGCTGCTGTTGCAGTGCCTGCACGCTGGGACGATCGGCCTTCCGGCGCAGATAGTCGACAGCGGCGAGTAGCCGCTCAGGACTGTCCGCGAACATCCCGATCCCAACATTGCATTGAGGACATAGGAGTCCTCGGACCTGTCCACCAGCATGGCAGTGGTCGACTACAAGGTAGGCTTCGGTGCTTCCGCAGGCTTCGCAGCCGTTTGCCTCGTCGAGCATCTTCCTGAACTCCGGCACAGAAAGGCCGTACGTCCAGGCGCGGCGGGCGATGCCCTTGCACCTCATCGAGCAGTACATGGACCCCAGCGTGAACTCTTCACCTAAAGGGGCATCGCACATTACGCACGAGAGGATGCGGCCAGGGACGCCCATCCGAGATCTGCGACGACAGAGGCCGTCGCAGAAGATCTGCTTCCGACGCACGGCCACGCCGCAATGATGGCAGGAGCCGCTGGGTTTCCGAACCATCGTTACCGTTGGGCTTCCGTGCCTGTAGTTGCGCATGTAATGGCGTTCGCACCACGGACCCTTGGTCGAACGCTTGAACCTGTCACATCCGGCTATCTCGCACTGCCCAGCGGCTAGGAGCCGATCTCTGCGCCGCTCAGTTATTTCGGCCCGCTTGCACTGCACGGAACAGTGGACCGGCGGCCTGCCCTGCGTCTTCCGCGCGAACTCACTACCGCAGCGGCGGCAAGTCCCTCGCCTCGGTGCGGTAGGCGTAAGCTTCCGCATGTTCGACTCCAACTAGTCGGACCACAGCCCGGGAGCGTCACCAGCGCTCGCCGGGCCCTTACGTGCCCATTATGCCGTACACATGTGCCATCCGACGGCCAACACCCTTGCGGCCCAACGACTTCTCTCGGTCAGGCGGCGAGACGGGAGCGCTGGTTGGCGAGGCGTTGCAGGTCCCGCAGCGGCGTCGGCACGTAGGACGGTCGCCATGCGCTGGACTCGCGGCGGGTGGCCAGGTCGTCCCACGTGATCCGGCCAGCGCGGAGAAGATCCAATCTGGCCGCGCCGAGGATGCCTACCTGGACCTCTTCGGACTGGGCGTCGAACCAGGCACGTGCGTCGGGGAACTGGTCGGGTGGTTCGTCGTCGCCGAGGCCCAGTTCGCGCCACGACTTGAGGGTGGGCACCCGCTGACAGCGGCCCTGCTGGTGGTCGATCGGACCGGCCTCGGACAGGGCGTGCTGCGATCCATCCATCGACAGGCATGAGGCACAGACCCGGCTGTCGATCTTTGCCGACCAGCGCCACCCGGCGAGCACGTCGGCGTTGGCCATGTCCACGTACTGCCCCGCGACACGGTGCGAGTCGAGGATCTCGGTACGCGAGATGATCAACGCCCGGGTGAGACCGCCACCCTCGAAGGCGCCCTGTACCCGGTCCACCATCGCCTTCGCCACGGTCTCCGGGTCGTCGCCCAACGCCACCCCGCGGACCAGTTCCCGGCGCATCGCCTCACCGGCCTGCGCCGACAGGGGGCGGGCGGCCGATTCGATCTGCTGCCCGCAGCGAGCGACCATCACATCCACGGCGCGCGGCGGGATCTTGCCGGCGACCCGGGCCGCTGCATCGGCGCGCTGCGCGGCGGGTAGTTGGGAGGCGATCAGCCGGGCCTCGCCCTGTACCGTCGCCTCAACAGCCCTCGCTGCGGCGTCCTTCACCGATGTAGCGGTGCGCAACCCCAACCGGTCCAGCGCATCCGATGCGGCGGCGAGAACCGTCTGCACGCCGGGGATGCGGGCCAGTTCCCACCGGCCCGGCCAGCGTCCCGCACGTACCGCCGTCACGGCGACCGAAGTTGCGGCAGCGAGCATCGGCGGGGTTAGCAGCGCCCAGGCGGCCACCCATGCGGCGGTCAGGTCCCGGGTGGTGCCGTCGGCTTCGGTGCCCACGTCGTTGCGTAGTTGCGCCGAGTCCTGAAGCGTGGCGGCGGTGACCGGCACCTACGTGCTCGCTGGCTGGGTCACGGCGCCGTCCGGGTTCCCGTCGGCGGTGGTTCCGTCCCCCGGTGGGGTGTCGGCCCCCGACATTGGCCCTGTTCCGGCCGTAGCGGGGTCCTGCCCGGTGCGGGCCAGCCCTGCGGCCGTCTGCCCGAGACTGGTAGGCGCGGACGGCCAGATGAAGTTCCCGTCCTCGTCGACCTGCGCGGCCACCAGCTCATCGGTTCTGGCCACCCCCATCGCCGTCAAAAGCAGCCGCAGGATCTCCTCGGGCCGGACGGTGCCGGTCGAGTCGGCCTGCACGATCGCCTGCACCAGCGACAGCGGATCCACCGTCGCCAACTCCGGCCAGGTGATGTCGATCGTGTCGGGGGTGTCCCCGTCCAGGATCACCGTTTCCCGGTCGTTCTCATCCCGCGTGATCCTGCCCTTGAGGGCGCCCTTCGGCGCGCGCACCGACTCGGCGATCACATGGTCGAGGATCGAGCGCAGGAACTCCGACCACAGGGTTTGGCGTTGCGCCATCTCCAGTTCGGTCGGCTGGTCCAGGGTTTCCGCGGTTGCCCGCGCGCCGGTCTGGCCGGGGTCGGCCAGCAGCATCGTCACCGGCACACCCAACGCCGCAGCGACCATCATTGCCAGGGGCCGGCCGGATTCGGCGTCGATGGTGGCACCGGACTTGGGGATGGCCTCCAGTGACGCATCGGCCGGCATGATCGCCGTCGCCCCCGACGACAGCGGCAGCCCGGTCGCCGGGTCGATCGACGGCGCAGCGGCTATCTTCGCCCTGGCCTGACCTGCGGCCTGACCCTTCGCGGTCAACCTCCACGCAAACCGCGACAGCGACTTGACCAGCCTCGCCCAGTCCTCCAGGAACTCCTTGTACGCCTTCGCCCAGTCGATCGCGGCATACACGTCCGGTACCCCACGGCGCCAGCCCAGCGGCACGTTGACGGCGAGGTGCACGATCGGGGAGTCCCACGCGATGGGGATCCCGCCGAACGCCGCCGGCCGCTGCGTGGGCCGGTAGCCGACCGCGGGGTAGAACCGTTCCCGCAGCGTCGGGTTCACGGTCCCCGTCTGGTTGTCGAGGGCCATCTCGTTCCAGCGGCGGTGGTAGTACCACGGTTCGGTGGCGTCGTCCGGGTTGCAGATCACGTCGGCGATCTCGTCGGCAACCACCGTCCGTGCCTGCACGGTGCCCGTCAGGGGCTTCGTGAACAGGACCACGAAGATTTCCCCGTCGTGGCCAAGTGCCCGCTCCAACTGCTCCCGCGCGGCCGGACCCGTCACGGCACGCCGGTTGCCCCGGTCGTCGAGGAAGGCTTGGATGACCGCGTTGACGTCCTGCTCACCGCTGTTGCGCCCATCGGCGCGGGCGGCGAGCTCGACCCCCTGGCCATGGACATATGCGACCTTAAGGGACAACCCCCGGCGCACCAATGGGCTCTTCAGGGCGTATATCCGGCATATCGCCCGAAGTTGGCGCAGACCCTCGGGGCGGAACTCGACCTCGGCCAGCGCTGTGAGTCGCACCCAGCCTGGGTCAAAGAGCTGGCGCTCAAGGTCAACTAGACTTTCCTGGAGCAATTCCACTGTGGACCGTTCGCGGTCCAGATCCTCCCGCAGTTCCGCCTCGCGCATCTTGCGCTTCGACGGGGCAGCGAGGGCAGGGGTGGACACTCGGCACCCCCAGCGTCAGTCGAACAGGTCCGGATCGCAGCGGGTACAGCCACCGAAGGCGCCGAGGGGCTGCGGGCCGCTGTCCATCAGGGCGTACACGTCAACGACGAGGCGGGCCGACGTGAGGCAGCGGTCGCACCACTCCCGACGCGGCTCACCCGTAGCCGTGTGGATGTAGACCACCTGCTCGGCCACGCCCACCCCTTGCCGCTCAGACCCGCTCCGGCCAGTGCCACGTGCCGCCGTGGAGTTTGGCCTCGCGCCATCCGCAGGAGCATTGACTTCCTCCACCGCCGTGAACGGCGGGGATTCCCTCCGTGCTGCGCGTGGAACGCACAACGCCCGGGTGGGTTCCTGGTTCATCGCAGTCCGCCCGGGCAAGCCCAGGTCTTACGTCTACTCCGCAGGCGTTTTCCGTCTCCGCAAGCCCTGCGGCGACGTTTGGTGCGTCGGGCTCCAGCTTGGTTATCGCTGGAGCCCGGCCGGACGGTACCACAGTCAAGGGCACTGCTCGGGCCTTGGCGGCCCTCCCAGCGCGGGCCTTCACCCCCGCCCTCAAGGGCGGAGCACTGGCCCGCATCCCGGTAGCGCATGGGGTTGCCGTGGATCTCCGGGTTCAGGCAGTCGGGTGATTCGGGCTCCTCTGCACCCTCGTCGTACCGGCAGCCACCGGCCGCGAGCGAATGCAGGAAGATGCCCGTCGGGTTCAGTACCGCCAGGACAACGCGCTCGCCGCCGAGACTGCGCGGCACGCCAAGCTCGACCTCGGTCACGATGGCTGCGCGGCACTCTGACCTGAACTCGCCACCCGGGGTTCCGAACGAGACATAGTGCACGACGCGGCCGACCGACGGCTGCTGGTCAACCACAGGCGCTCCGTTCAGTACAGGCTGATCAGCGCCTCGTCCTCGGTGTCTTCCTCTTCGAGGACCCGGTCGTCGAGCAGCAGCGGGTTGAGTAGCAGCCGGTTCAACGCCTGCGACATGGCGTCCACCCGGTCATCGTTCGCCGAGAAGGGGAAACCTGCGCATTCCTCCACAACCTCGCCGACCCACGGGGCCAGTTCGGGGGCCGGCAAGAACACGTTGCCGGCCTGGACGAACGGCGACACGGCTGCGGCACGGGCCTTCTTCGACCCGTCCGGCTCGACCGGGATCAGCCCGGCGACGGTGCGCCGCAGGGCGTTGACGACGGCTGGGCCGTTGGCCTTGTCCTCAACGAGTTTCGCGGCAGCCTGCGGCCAGCGGGCCGAAAGCGTACGGACCTTCAGGCAGGTGGTGACGAAGTCCATCCGGTCGTGCACCTGGTCAAGCAGGTACGCCTGCACGCCACGGCGGCCCCACACCTGCCCGCACACGAAGTCTGTCCCGGCAGAGTCCTTGAAGGTCATATCCCACGAGGCGATCAGCTCATCGAAACCGACCGCGATCCGGGTACCCTCGTCGCGTTCCGTCCACTGCGGTGTGTCGTAGTAGCGCCACCACTCGCGTTGGAAGATGTTGCCGGCGACCGGGTTGGGCTTGCCCTGAAACAGGGCCGTCCACGACTCGGCGCCGACTTCCTTCTTCTTCTTCTCCCAGTCGACGACGGTACGGCCGCGGGTGGACTGCATGTACTCGCCGGGCTGCCGGCCCAGCGGGTCCGTCTCGCCCTTCTCGGGGCGGTGGTCGGCCTGGGCCGGGATGTTGATGACCCGCCAATGGTCGGGGCCGTCTTCCTTCAGCCGCCAGCCGGTCAGGTCGTCATGCGTCCAGCGCGTCTGGATGATCACCACGGCGACACCGGGGCCGAGTCGGGGGATCGCCACATCGGTGTAGAAGTCCTCGACGGTTTCCCGCCACGCCGGGGATTCGGCCGCCTCACGGTCCTTGTACGGGTCGTCGATGATCAGCAGGTCGACGGGGCGGGACGTGAGCGAGCCACGGATCCCGACGCAGTACACGCCACCCTGACGGCTGGCGATCTCCCACTCGTTCGCCGCCGCCGAGTCGGGGTTGACCGACAGGCCGAGACGGTCGCCGTGCAGCATGATGTCGTCGCGGATGAACCGGCCCCACCGGCGGGCGACGGTGTGGGCGTAGGACACGATCGCGATGCGGGTGTCCGGGTTGCGGTGCAGCACCCACTCCGGGAAACGCCGGGAGGTGCGCTGGCTTTTCCCTCCTGAGGCGCCAGGGAGATCATTAACCGTTCGCAGCGGCCCTCGGCCACGTCAATCAGCGCCGCATCGATCAGGCCAAGGGCTGGCGTCTGGACGGTACGCGGGTCGAGCGCCCTGGCAAGGTCACCCGGTGTCGGCCACTGCGACACCCGGGGGCCAGTCGGCTCGAATAGGCGTGCCGCAGCCTCCCACGCGGACAACGTCCCGGTCATGCCGCCACCGCCCTCAGGTGCCGAGGGACCACCGTCGCAACCTTCGCCTGCTGCTCCGCAGACAGGCCGAGGTCGTCGAGGATGGCCCGGATCACCGAGGCGAGTAGTTGGCCCTGTTGCTCGGCCAGCCGCACCCGGCGTTCCTCCACGCCAGCCTGGATGGCCGCCTTGCACACGTCGAGCAGGTGCCGGCGTTCTTTGTAGTACAGGTCCAGCCACACGTTCGGCGCCGCAGCATGGGTCACGTCAACCCCGACGAACTCCCCGGCGCCCTTGTCGACCTCTTCCGTCTTCCCCCAGACCAGCGCATCACGTTCGATGGCCTGGACCTGCTGGCGTAGCCACGCCACATGCCCGGCGGTCCACTTCACCTCGTCGAGAAGAGCCTCCGTAGGGGACACATCGACGGGAAGGCCGTAGGTCTGTACCGCCTGCTCCGCCGCCTCGTCCTGAAGCCGCCGTTCGGCGGCAGCCAGGGCGCGAGGCGAGTTGCCGCCGTGAGACTCGCACACCTGCTGGCCGTGGCGGGGCCACTTGCCGCACGGCTGGCCGTTGCGCTTCCTGGCCTTGCACTTCGACCTAGGTCCGATGGGTTCGCTCATGCCGCTGGGTCCGATGGGTTGACGGAACGGGGAGCGCCGTCCCGGGCCTCGACGTGCGTCACGTAGGCGTCCCGCCACCTGCGGGCGGCGTCCTGCCACTCGGGGGTCTGCGACTCCCAGCCGCCGTCAACGGAGGTGATCAGCCCACAGGCGGTGTCCAGCAGCCACTCGGCGGCAGCGTAGGAAACGGTCACATCCGGGCCGGGTGGCCGTCCCCTGCGACGCGACATGGCCCGTTCAGGCCCGGACGGTGATGGCGTAGCCGATGACGGTCGGGTCGTCGTCGGAGCGGGTGATCCGGCCGACATCGACGAACGCCTCGAAGTGCTCGTGGGGGCAGGCGCGGTCAAGGTCGGCGGTCACAGCGCGGTCCCTTCCGGTCGTGGCCACGGCGGTACCGGCTTCGGCCCGCTCCCGCTCCACGGTGCCAGCCACTGCTCGGCGATCAGCCGCGCCACCAGGTCGGTCCCGTCGGGCAGGGTGATCCGGGCGTCGCGGCGCGGGTCGTACTTGTCGGCGTGCAGCACCGTCACCGTCACCGCAGTCCCGGCAGGGAGTAGGGCTGCGAGGTTGTCGCGGGCCTCCGGACCACCCGGCTGGGCGAGCTCGCGGGCGTTGCAGCCGGCCAGCCGGATCGGTACGTCATGCGCCCACAGCGCCACGCCGAGCAGCGGCTTCGTTGCCAGGTCGAGGGAGACGGCCAGGGAGTCGCCGTCGTGGACGTGGGAGACGACGGCGGAGGTTGGGGCAGACAGGAGGGCGTCGAGCACCACGCACCCCCGGCTTTCACCCGTCTCGGGTATGGCATTCAGCCGGTATCCGGCCGGATAATAGCCGGTATCCGCACCCTTGGAAGGGACGCCCCTCATGCCCGTCAAGCTCACCGTCAGCCTGTCCGAGCAGGTCGTCGACGCCCTGAAGGAACTCGCCGACGAGCAGGGGACCTCGGTCACCGAACAGTTGCGGCGGGCCGTGGCGCTGCAGAAGTGGGTCAGCGACACCCGCAGCCAGGGTGGGCGGGTGCTGGTCGAGGATCCGACCGGGGGCACCCGGGAGTTGGTGTTCCTCGGCTAGACCTTCGGGACCGTCACGTCGGCCTGCTGGGCGCGTAGCGTCTCCCAGTCTGACAGGCGCAGCCGGAATGATCCACTCACGCCCCACCGGTCCGACCACGAGTTATCCGCAGTCAGGTAGCCCTCCTGGCCGCCGACCCCCGGCTCGTAGCCGCGCACCAGGTACTCATGCCCACCTCGGATGTCCCCGTCGGGGTGGACGTAGCCGTCCCGGTCGGGATGGTCCATCGATGATGTCCACACGCTGCCGACCAGAACCGGCGACGCTTGTAGGGCGTGCAGCAGCCCCCAGGTCGTGAACGCCCACCCGTAGGAGGAGATGAGCCCGGTCCGCTTCGCCGCCTTCGCGACCGCGACGCCCGTGCTGCCGGAATCGACGGACGCCGGATCGCCGGGAAGGTAGTAGCCGGGGATCCGGTCGTACCTCGTGGCCAACTCGTACAGCTTGACCGCCATCGCCTCGTCGTAGCGGGGCGCGTCGGTGGTGCTCTGGCAGTGCGGGGCGCAGCCAAGCCAGCCCGCCATGGCATTCCCGGTGCAGCTGCCGACCGACCCCTGGTCCAGAATCGGCGAGTAGCGGGGCCAGAGGATCGGGCCGGGGACGTAGGCAGGTACGGCCGCCTCGACCGCGAACGCGCGGGAACGGGGGTCGTGTTCGACGTGCCGCCCCAAGCGACCGGCGCCGGGAAGTTCGTCGGCGTAGATCACCGTTGTGATCGCCACCACGGAGCCCCCCGATCAGCGGTTCAAGCGAAGGCGGGTCAGTGCTTCCGGTAGCGGTAGAAGAGCTCGTTGGGCAGCGCCTCAAGGCTAAACGCCTCGGCGTCCGGGTCGAGCGTTGCCGGGTGCACCAACTCCCGGGTCTGGCCGACCGTGAACGTCACCGCGTTGACCGAGTGGTACTTGGCCAGTTCCTCCACGAAGCCCTTCAGCATCGCGTCGGCGTCGTCCGGCCGTCCGTTGTCGTGGATGCCGCCGCCCTCGATGTGCATCGACCACTGGCCCATGCCCGGTCACGTCCTCTCGCGTGCGGTTGGGGATCACCCGCCGGCCGGTCGATGCCCCTCAACACGGCCGACCGGCGGGCGACCTCATCCCCCCTGCGGATGCCCTTCGGCTCAGACCACCAGCATCGCGGTGACGCTGGTCGTCGCCGAGTAGTTGACGGTGACCTTGTTCGTCGAGTCGACGAAGTTGCCGAGTTTGCCGAACGCGCGGGACGTGTTCGCCCCGACGGTCACGCCGGTCTGGGCGGCGGCCAAGGTCCCAGCGGGTGTATGCCCCGGATCGACGATCGTCACCGTGGTCGGCGTCGCGGCCGCAGTCACGATCAGGACCGCGCCGTTGGCGACATCGTTGGCGTTGATGGTGTCCCCCGAAGCGACGGCGACGCCCGTGCAGACGGGGCCGGTCGGGTCGCCGGTGACGGCCGTGTACAGGGTGGTCATGGCGAAGGGCCTCCTCGGCGGTCGGGGGTCGGTGACCGCCAAGGAGGCGGCAGGGGGTCAGGTCAGCGATTGCGGCAGCCACCCGACCTAGAGAGGGTCAGAGGAGTCGGCCTTGCGGCCACCCAGGGCCGCGACAGCCCCGACGGCATGCTCCAGCACGATCGCGTACAAGGAGACAAAAACCAAAAACGGCACCGAGGAACGCCACGCGGTCATTCCCGGTATGCACAGTCCGGCCCAGACGACGGCGCCGATGGCATGCACCCAGAACCAGACCCGGGGGCTGGTCAGCGGGTGGCGGACCCGGGGCATCCGCCCTCCCGGGGGGTTGTGGGTGCGCGGCCGGACGGCGAGGTTCCAGCCGCGCACGTTGGGAGGGTCCGGGCCAGCCAGGGGGGCTCGCGGCGAGCATGGGTACAAGACGCGAGAACTACGCCAGCCAGCTAGCCCGGACCATCCGGGAGGTGTGAACCGGCGCATTCGATGCCAGCGGGCGCAGAACGGTCCACGCTAGGCAGCCTTGCTCATCTGGGGTCAGGGTCAAGCGACACGCCGGTCCCTCTTGCCCAGTTTTTTCCCGGTTCGGTAGGGCCTCGCCTGAATCCCGGCCAGGAGGTCCAGGGCGAGCAGGTTGTCGTACAGCGGCCGCCCCGTCGCCCGGTCGTACTCGGCGGCCGGGCAGTAGCGGCGGACCGTGGCTTCGGACACCGCCAGGTCGTGGTAGCGCAGCAGCGCTTCGGCGTCCATCAGCGCGTAGTTGCGGGCGGGGTCGATCGGCAGCACGATCATCTTCCGATCGTGGCACCGACTGGAGCCGGGCGCAGGCGGTCAGGCTGACTTCCAGCCCTTCGGCATGTTCCGCTGCGCGTAGGCGAGCATCCGTCGGATCATCTCCGAGCGGTTCACGTCCTCAGTCGTGGCGCGCTGGTCGATCCAGTCGATGCCGTCCTGGGCGAGTTTGATGGCAACGAGGGGGCGCCGAGGCCCCGGGCGGGGCATCAGGTGCCCCGCCCGACCTTGTCACGAATCCGGCCAGCCACCGACGCGGCGTACTCCCGCACCTGCTCGTCCGCATCAGCGGCGTCATCCACGATCCACTGAGCAAGTTCAGTCATTGGGCTTGCGCGCCCGACATCGACACCAGCACAGAACGCCTCGCGGATCGCGTACATGACGGCCTTGGAACTCCGGTCGCCCTCACGTACCCATCGGCTGTAGATCCGATGCGCCTCAGGACTGAACGGTGCCGCGCTCATCGTGCGGCCCCCTGGCAGTCAGCGCAGTTGGAGGGCCGGGCCGAAGGCCGGATCTTGCCGTGGATGAGCGCACCACAGAGCGCGGTGTTGGAGAACGTCGGCACGATGTGAATGGTGCCGGTGTGGACGATCTGAATGTTGTCGGTGGTGGCCCAGGTCTTCGTCATGTGTATAACACTACACCCGCTAGGCGGATAGTGTCAAACACTATGAGACGGCGGGGTCCGGCATCGCCAGCCCCAGCGCGGGCACGCCCAGGATCTCATCGGCCCGGTACGTCTGCCCGTACAGGACCGTCCCCGGGGCGACGTGCACGTCCAGCAGCCACAAGCCACCGGGAGCCGGCAGGAACGGACCACCCTCGGGGGCCCGACCCACCACCTCGGCAAGGCAGATCACCGACGGGGAGTCGTCCTCCACCGCCGCAGCGCGACCTACCGCCACCATGACGGCCAGGCCAGGCTTCAACATGCCCGGGGGAACCCCGAGCCCTTCCCAACGGTCGGTATCTGCCACGGGATCAGGCTAGCGGGCGGCGGCGGAGAACCAGGGAAGGCGCCGCGGCGGCCAGCGGACTACGCCGACCGCCGCAGGCTCTACAGTGATCAGATGCGCGTCGCCACGATGTAGACGGACACAGCCACAACGACGATGACGCAGAGTCGGACGGTCCGGGAGTTGCCAGCCAGCGCGTACCGGATCGTCCGACCCACCTCCCCGAAGAGGGTCTTCACGTTTCACCTCCCCTCACGCTAGATGCGTGAGGGGCACCCTAACCCCGCCCCGTTCCGTCCCCATATGTCCCGATCTTCCGGAGCTCGTCGGAGGCCAGCCGACCAACGGGTCGCCGCTGAGCCGCCAGAACGGCTCGGGGGTATACCGGGGCACCGTCCGGCGAGGCGGCCGCGGCAGAGGCTCTGGCGTGGATCAAGGCGTCTGACGAGCGGGAATGCGGCCACTCCGGGAGCCAGGTTCTACCGTCTGACACAATGACCAGGTGACGCGCATGTTCTACTTCGGCCTCGGCTGCTTCGTTGCCGGATGGGTTTTGGCTGGCTGGCTGGAACACAACCACATCGCCATCGGATGGGACGCGCTCATCCTCGTCGCGTCGCTGCTCGTCATGGCTGCGGTTCACGACCGGTTGGTCCGACGTCCGACTCGTCGCGATCGTGAGCAAACAGGCCAGCGAGAGCATTCGCCGCCAGAGACGCCGCCTGGAAACTGTCACCCATCCAACGCAAACAGATCTCGTCGGTTGACCTGATTAGGATGTCCCGGACGAACCGAGCCTCGGGCGTCGTGACGCCTCCGCAATAGTCAAGCGCGGTATATCCGGGCCGCTCGTGCCCCAGGAGTGCGGACACCGCGACCATTTGAATCAGTGTGGCCGCCAGGCGGTTGCCGTCGAGGTCGCAGACAGGTGGACGACCCCCGTTGGGTATTGATCCACCATCGCTGGATGCTGTCCGCACCTCGCCAAAGGCTGTTGTCACAGTCCGATTCCTCTCATGGGGTTGTCGCGCCACATGTCGTACTCCACCGGGGGCGTCGGCTCAGCCCACCCGGTTAGCGGCGACCAGTACCGCGCCACGATCCCGAGAATCACCGCCGGTGAGCGCTCGCGGTACTCCTGGAAGACGCCAGTCCGCCACCGCCACTCTCGGTTGTTACATGAGCGACACAGCCACCCTCGGATACTGCCCGTCTGGTGGTCGTGGTCAAGGACCTCCAAGGTGTCCGCGCACACTGCACATCGGCCGGCTTGCCATTCGGCGAGGACGGAGTCTCCCGTGAAGTCGGTGGCGGCTGCGGCTGCGGCACGGACGCCATCGCTGATTGGCCACTCCCAGCATGCCGGATGCTCCGGGGCGGGCCGCCAGTAAAATACGTCAGTCACGATCCACCCCGGCGGTGGCGGCAGCCACGAGGTAGGACGGGTCGCGGTCGAGGGATGCGCGGGCACGGTCGTAGCGCTGGGTGGTGCGCGGGTCGGCATGGCCTAGGGCGTACTGCCGCTCCTCCAGCGGCGCGCCGCGTTCCCGGGCGATGGTTGCCCAGGCATGCCGGAACGAGTGCGGGGTGATCCTCGCCCAGGAGTTGATGCCAGCCGCTTTCGCCGAGCGGCGCACGAAGGCGGCCACCTGGAAGCGGTTGATCCGTCGCCCGTCCTCGTCAAGGAACAGCGGACCGGTCGTCCGGTCGCCGACGTATGCGGCCAGCGCGGCGGCCAAATCCGGGGGAACCGCCCGGGTACGGACCTTCCCGCCTTTCATCTGAAGAGCGGCCGTGCGGTGCCCCGAGTCGTGGCCAAGGTGCTCAACATCGAGGGCGCAGATCTCCGACACCCGGGCGCCGATCTCGACGAGGAACCCGGCAAGAGCCGCCCCGCAGGCCGGGCCGAGGAAACGGTCCTTCCTCGCCGCTTCCCGCAGCGCGGTTGCTTCGTCGGCGTTCAGCCCGATGGTGGTCGTGTGGTCCTTATCCACTCGCGGGCGCCGGACTCGCCCGCACGGGTTCGCGGTGACCTTCCCCGCGTCGAGCAGGTAGCCGTACCACGACGAGACGACCGACAGGCGCCGCGCAAGACTCGCCGGGGAGAGCGGGCGGCCGGTTCGGGGGTTGGGGAGGTTGGCGAGCATCGCGGCGAACGCATCGACGTGGGGGCGCCGGGCGGTGAGCGGGTCCAGTGGCGGTTGGCGTTCGGCGCACCAGGCGAGCCACGCGGTGATGTCGCGGCGGTAGGCGCCACGGGTGTCGGCTGATTCCCGGAATGACAGGAGCCACGCGGCGGTGAGCGACTGGAGGTCATCGCCCTCGACCGCGGCGACCGGGTCAACGATCTCCCCGTGGATGACTGGAGCTAGCGCGGTTCTCCCGAGATCGAGATCGGTCATAGGCCCGAGGGTAGGCGTCGAGTGGCGTCCGTCGATTGTGCCGCGCCGCACACATAAGGGGAATTATGTGAGGCTCGGGGTGGCGGATCGATCACCGTAACCAGCTAGATCGACAGCCGTTCACCGGATCACCCTTGCGTAGGACATCGCCTACCTGTCACCATCGATTTCAACGGCCAGCGAAATCCGGGGAGGAGGACCATGGCGATCCGCCTCGTGCGTGGCGTCCTCACCGACGGCGCCGTGGACATCAAGATCTGGAACGCACTCGTCGCCGCCGGGGTGTCCGTCGCCGAATGCTCGTGCGGGGAGAGCGCCGACGGGGACCCGATCACCGAAGGGCGGGGGCTGACGTTCGCCGCCGTGAAGTGCCGGGGCTGTGGGGTAGAGGCGTGCCGGCCCGTCAGCCCGAGGACGGTTGCGGCCTGACGACTCCGACCGCGCGGAGGTTGTACAGCCTCAACCTCTTGTCGTGGGCTCATCGGTCAGCTCCCAGGAGACCCCCGGCTTTAGCCGTGGGGAGGAAGTCAAAAGTGCACCCACACCCCCTTCCCCCCGCGACTGTGATCGGCGTCACAGAGAAAGATTGTCGGTGCGGGCTGATCAGGCGCCTAAGGAGTGGGGTATCCGCACGGCCGTCGTGCCGGGTGCCGCTTCGCCGGGAAGCTCAACGTCCCATCTGTTCGCGAATCTCGTCCCGGATCACCGCGAGCACCCTGAGCGCAGCGTCATCGGCACCCTTGCCGCACCGGCAACCCTCGACGCAGCAGGTGGGGATCGGGTCGTCCCAGTCGGCGATGTCGTGGACCACGCCAACGTGCGGGCAGGGCGGGTCGTTCGGGCACAGCCACCAGCCGGACTCGCTCACGCCGGGCGCCACTCTGCCCATTCGCGAAGCTGGCGCTGCGCCTCGGGGCTGGCCATCACGCCATCCACATAGTGCCGGCGCAGGTGGTCGATGCCCTCGTCTGGCATCCCGTCGCTTCGTAGGCCCGGCTCGTCGTTCTCGGCGAAGTAGCGCGCCGCGAGTGCCCGCATCTCGTCGTCGCTCACCGGCTCACCGTACCTTCCGGGGTTCCCACGTTCCATTGCCTTCGTCGCCCCCCAGCCGGACCTGCTTCGCCGAGTCGGCCAGATCGCCCCAGGGGATGCGGACCGGCAGTTTGTCCGCCTCGGTGTGCGCCTTGTCGTAGTCGGCTTCGCTGAGGTACCACAGCCGGCAGCCCTTGCCGTCGTCGCGGAACCGGATGCCCTCGCCGCGCTCGAAGGTGAACGACCAGCCGATCGCCCTCGGGGCGCCGCCGTAGTCGAGGCGATCGGCGAGACGACGCAGCCGTTCCCCCAGCCAGCGCCTCACGGTTCTGCCCAGTAGAGCATGCCGACCAAGCAGTGGGTCCCCACCCTCGGCGAGGTGCGCCAGGGCCTTGTCAACGCCCGTGCGGCACGTCGTACAGTCGGGGCGGCCGTGCATCCCCCGCTCCTCCACGATCGCCGGATCGTCGGTGATCACCCATTCGGCGTGGTGCAGGATCTCCCCCAGGTTGGTCGACAGCTTCTCGCTGACCTTCCGGAGCAGCCGGCCGAGGACGGCCACGTTCACCGCCGGCGGACCGTCACCCAACTGGACGTAGATCCCGTCCGGGACCGACGCGATGCACGAGTCCCCACCGGCGACGGACCGGTGCTCGTTGGTGGTACGGATGGAGTACACCGGCAGGGCTGCGCCGACCTCCAAGACTGCGCCGTCGTCGGGATCCATGCCGCACTCCTTGCGTGGGGGGACAGGAGGTTAACGACCGAAAGCGGCGCAGGAATCGGACGGCCGTGGCCCGCGTCGACGGGACGCGGGCCACTTGGCCGAGTGCCAGAAGCCGACTCTTCCTGGCCGGGGTTCCGGCGCTCAAGGGTCAAGTTACCGACGACGGGCACGGCGGTCAGTCACCCGTCCGGGGGACGCGGGTCGGTGGCCACGTCGGGCTCCGGGTCGTCCACGTACGTTCCCTCAGCCATCCGGCGGGTGTCGCACGGCCACGGTTCGCGGCACTCGTTGCAGTAGTCGTCGAACATGCCGCCCGGCGCGGACATCCGGGAGTGCCAGTCGGCGATCCGCTCCAAGCGCTCCTGAAGGTCACTGATCAGGGTGATGGCCCGCCAGGTGCGGGCGTCGAGATCCCGCTCATACCCTTTGCCGTGCGGGATGCCGGCCATGTCGAGGAGGTGGTGGGAGTTGCGGGCCTCCTGGAACACCTCGCCGGTCCACGCGATCGGGATGCCGCAGATCTGGGCCTCGAAGTCCTCGGCGATGTGCAGCAGCGGATGCGGTTTGGTGCTCAACTCGGCCAGAAGTTGGAAGTTGACCTCGCTCACGCCGCCGCCTCCCATGTCTGCCATCACACCACCCACGCCGGAACGTCGACATAGGGCCGCTCAACCTGCGCCGCTGGCCGTGGCGGGCGAGGCAGCGACGAACGGCGCAGACGCGGCCGGACCAACTCCTCCTCCGACCAGATCTCCAACTGGGCGGCCCGCAGCGGCAGGAACTGGTTGCGGTGCACATCGGTACGGTGGCAGCGCCGGCAGTAGATCCTCGACACGGACTCGTCGGCGTCCTTCCACAGGTCCGCCCCGCACGGCGACTCGACTTCCCGGCCCTCGTCGTCGAGCGTCTTCAGCGTTGCCGGGCAGCGTCCGCAGTACCAGTCGCCCCGGTCCGCCTCGCCGAGCACGGCGCGGGCAGCACCACCCAGGCACCGCAGGCCGTCGATGAAGCCCCCGATGTCCGGGTGGCGTTCGTCGTCGTCGCAGGCCCGATCAAACCAGACGGCGAGGTAGCCGCAGCCGGTACCCAGCGCGAACCCCTCCAGGGCCTGCCCGTAGCGGTGGGTGAGGCGCTGCTCCTGCGGGTCGTCGGGACGGTCGGCGGGTTTCGGGGCGGCACCGAGGCCGAGGACCACCCGGCCGCCTTCCGCCGCCGCCCGCTCGCGGGCCGCCTGCCACTCCCGCAGGGCCGCCTCGTGCCGCTCCCGGGCCGCTCGGATCTCCGGCCACGGGAGAGGCTTGCCCTGCCCGTCGCGGACGCTCGGGCGCTGCGGCGCCGGCGGCAACTCCGGCACCACACCCGGATGCGCGTCGACCAGCGACGGCCGATGGTGGGCATGCCGCCGACGCCACGCCCCCGCCCAGCCGCCCACCCACTCGGGGATGCTCAGGTCCGCCTCCTCCGGGGTCCAGTCAGGGCGGCGGCGCCAGCCCGGCTGGGCCAACCGTTGGGAGGTTCCCCGCAGCGACAGGGCCGCCAGAGTCGCTGCGGTCCGGGAACCCGGGGAGGATGTGCTGACCTTCTCCCCCGCACCCTGCCCGGGCACCAGTTCCACATCCAGCCGCCGGTACAGGGACGGCACGTCGGCGATCCACTCCTGGACCCGCTGCCGGCACGTCGCGCACACCCGGTCCGGGACCGGGCGTTTCCGGCCGCATAGGAGGCAGGTCAGTGGTGGGCCGTCGCCGGCCAGGTTGCCGTACCCGTCGCACCCGTGGCTCCCGCAGCCGCCGTTCATCGTGCAGGCTGGCCGAAACGCACCCCCCACGTGACACCCACAGTTGCAACCCGGCATGTCGTGATCCCCCCGCGTCCCATATGTCCTATGCTGGTCGGCGCTGGAAGCGGTGAGACGGCCCGGGGGTCGAGGGGTGGCCCCGGGCCGTTGCCGTACCCCGGACGATGGCCTAACGATCAAGCGTCGGATCGGTCGCCGTCCCCGGGCGGGTCGGCTGCCTCGCCGCTCATGCAGGCGGCGGTGGCGTACGGGTGCTCCTCGATGAGCGCCCCGGCCCGGCGGGCGATCTCCACGTGCTCGTCGCAGGACGCAAGCCCAACCAGCCCGTAGTGCGCGCTGTCGGTGACGACGTGCCGGGTGGCCGGTTCACCGCAGGCAGGCTGCCCGTGGCGTTGACTGTAGGCGCAGACCGGCCGGGTTTCGTCGGCCTCGGGGCCGACCGTCGCCGGTAGCCGGCGCTTGGTGCTCACGTCCCCCTCCTCGATCGGCTGAGCGGGCAGCCGGATCACCACCTGCGAGTGAGTGGCGTACTCGCTGTCTGGTGCGACATCGAACGTGAAGCCCGACGTGGCGACGGCTTGGCGCTGCTCGCTGACCTCGACGCCAGGCGCGGACAGGATCGCGTCGGCGACACAGCGCGAGCAGGCCAACATCGGTACGTGGCCACAGGGGTCGATTGCGCGAACCAGCTCGGCGAGCCGGGTGCGGGCGGCGGCGTGGGCGTCGCTGGTCACCATGACTCCCGGTCGCCGTCATCAGGGGCGGCGGCAAATCGCGTGGGCACGCCGTCTACGTCCTGCCCGCCGGCCGGCGTGGCGTCGGTGAGCGGGCGGCCACCCCATACCGAGCCAGCACCGATGCCGTACGCCTGCACCCATTCCATCGGCTCTCCGGTGCGGCCACGCATGACGATGCGCCACCCGGTGTTGTCCGGTTCCCGGTCGAGCCAGATCGAGTTGTCTCCCGGGTACCGCTCGACGGGACGCAGGCGGCGAACCTCCGGTCCGGGTTCGTCGGGTAGCGCCCAGGTGCGCGGCACGTCCGGCACGGCCTCGGCCTCCTCGTGGCAACGGCAGATGCAGGCCCGGTCGTCGCAGCCATCCATACCATTGAGGCAACAAGGCGACATGTAGCCGCTCATGAATTCGGCGACGTGACGGACTTCCCGTGCAACCGCGTCGGCGGCGATCAGTAGTTCCTGTGGCGTCCAAGAACACAGGCAGTCGGGCCGGTGGCAGCCGGGCTGGCCTCGCTCGTCGTCTGGCCAGTGCGCCTTCGTCGGGTGAGTGCAGCGCGGGCAGGGCACGTCGTAGCGGGTCGCGGTGTTGACGGCGACCTTGAACCAGAAGTCGGCCCAGTCCGGTGCGGCGGCCTGCCCGGCGCGGTACGCCGACTCGACAGCGGCGCGGAAGCCGAGGCGCTTCGACTGCTTCAGGGTGGCGTCGGACAAGAGCGGTCGGTGCGAGAACAGCACCTCGACGTGGGCCTTCGCCGCATCGAGGAACACCTGCTCGGGGATCTGGTCACTGCTCATCGCTGGCCTCCGTGACGAGCTGGAGTTCCACGAGTTTGCCTGCGACGGGCTGGTTGCTCGTCGGTTGGCTCGCGGCCCGGTACCCGGCGGCGTAGCCGTTCCGGCAGCCGCGCCCGTAGTCGCTGTCCTGGTCATCTGGGTCGTCACAGATCTCGGCGAGGTGGTCGATGTCACCCATGCCCGTTCCTCTCGTCGGCACCCTGCGGCACGGTGGGGAACCACTCGGCGAGGTAGTCGGCCAGGTGGTGCCGGACCGTGGACGACGGGTACTCGGGGCGCGGCCCGGTCAGCGCCCGGCGCCAACTGGGGAATGCCTCCTCGTCGCGTAGGGCGTCCAGCACCTCGGCCAGCGGCACCCAGCCGGCGGCGCGCATGAACCGCACCACCTCGACCGCCATGCCGGCACAGTCCTCGGTGTCCACCGGATCGACCACGCTCGGGCACCCGAGGTAGCGGAAGTGTTCGTACAGCGCCAACTCGACGCCGGTCAGCGACTCGTCAGCCATTGTCGCCTGCCTTTGGGCCGGTGTTTGGGGGAAGTGACACAGCGTCGGCAGCCTCAACGTCGGGGGTACGTTCGGCCGACTTGGCGTCACTCGGTGTCGCCGACGGCTGCAACCCGGCGTCCAACTGGACGGTGGCCGCATCCAGGATCTCGTCGAGCGCGTCGGCGTTCTCGGTGTGGCCGGGTCGGTGATACCACAGGTCGCGCAGCCACCTCAACCGGGTCATCACCTCGGCCAACTCCTCCACACGGGCGAGGGCGCGGTTCAGCGCAGCGCCCGTGCGGGCCAATTCATCGAGGGCGGTCCGGGTTCCGGCACGCGCGGCCTCCACCTCGGCGGCCGGCACGTACCCCAGCCGGGCCGCCAGCGCGTCGGTGTCGTCGGCCTGCCCGTCGGGGCCACGCTCGGCCAGCCGCTGCTCAGCACCGGCGAGCATCGCCCGGACCTCGGTGCAGTACCGGTGCTCGGCGACCACCTGGGCGGCCAACTCCGGGGAGAGCATTGATCCGATCGGGATCTCATGTTCGCCGTGCCGCCGGAACAGGTGAACCGGGGGCTCGGTCGGACGGAGATGACCGGCAACCCACGGCGCCTCGTCGGGCCGGGGCGCGAACGCATCTGACGTGAACTGTTCTCCGGCGCCCTCGGGTGTGTGCCGGCAGCCTTCGTCGCCGTACCGGTAGCCGGGGCCACAGTGGCGGCACTGAGCCCGTCCCTCCCGCTTCGGTGCCTCCCGTCCTACCGCCGGGGCGGGTTCGGCTGGCACGCGAGCGCTCAGGGCGGTCGGTGGGGTGGTGGTTGCGGCGTGATGACCGGCAATCTCGGCCGCGCGCTCGATCAGCAGATATCCGCCGGGCAGCGGTACCGACGAGTCCGGTCCAACCGCCAGTTGTGGCCGCGCTCCTGCGATGTCCCAAGCGATCTCTTCGGCGACCTGCCGGCGGTGGGCGGGCAGCACGGCGGCGAGGACGGCGTCGGCGATGGCAAACTGGTCCTCGCGTCGAGCAAGCTCACCCGGCGGACGAACCCTGCCGTGGCGGATCGCCTCGGCGGCCAGGGTGCGCAGGTCCGGGGTGTCGGTCACGTCGCCTCCTGGGGCGGGGACGTGCTTGTGGTCAGGCAGCTTCACCCGTTCGGGGTGGCGCGCCTGCCATTCGGCCATCTCACGGAAGGCGAGTTCGACCTGAGCCGCCTGCTCGTCGAGTCCATGCCGGACGCATTCGCGGCGGTAGGCGTCGACGATGCCCGGGGCGAGCACGTCCTGGCCCTTGAGGACGAACACCGGCTTCGGGTCGCCCGGCTCGCGGACCTCGACGTGCCACAAGTCCTGACAACGGATCGGCTCATTGCCGCCGAGGGTCCTGTCGACGATCCGGGGTTCCCCGATCGAGCGGCACGACGGGCAGGAACGGGGCTTCATGCGGCACCACCGGAGCGCTCCTGCAGATTGCGGAGGTACTCGCCCGTCGCGCGACCGGCGTCGAACGCCCACTGCGCGTGCTCGGTGCGTTCCCGCTCCAAGGTGGCACGCAGCCGCTCGACCTCGGCAACCAGCGCCGGAACGTCGGCGATGACCTCCCATGGGTCGCTGGACACCCAGTCCACGGCGGCGCTGGACTCGATGTACCGAGCCTTGATCGGCGCCAGGTCCAGCGGTTCGGCCATCACTGCGCCTCCTCGGGAACGGCTGGGATCGCACCCAACGCCCGCAGCACCGGCAACACCCGGGCCACGGCAACAGTCCACTTGCCGCCCGGTCCGGTCAGGGTGTACCCGGACGCGAGGAAACCGTCGAGATGGACCGACCAGACACCCGCCGGGGTGCTCCACGTCCACGTCGCCTGCCCCATGCCGAGCAGCGGCATGGAGACGTGGGTATGCTCGGGTAGGGCCTCGGCGAGGATGCGCGCGAAGGACCTCGGCTCCGTCTCAGCGGTCTTCTCTTCGGTGCTCATCAGGCCCTCCATACGGTGACCGGGAACGAGTAGTAGTCGTGCTGTGGGGCATCCCAGCGGATCAGCCAGTCCTCCGGGTCGGCGTGGGGAACCTCCCAGTACACCCACGCCCAACGGCGTTCCAACTCGTCGGCGACAACCACGCCCGGTTTCCGCTGCCCGTCGTAGATGTCCTCGAAGCCGCAGTGGCGGGCGGCCTTGTTGAAGGCGGCGATCACCCGGCGCGGCTCGTGATGGCCAAGCGCGAGTAGGAACTCCGCGTCGTCACCGACGTAGCACACCTTGACGCTGTAGAAGGTTCCGAAGCCGGGCAGGTTCTTCGGGTCGCGGTAGTGGCTGCGGGGTAGGTCGAGAGACAGGGTTCCGGTGGTCATGCGGTGCTCCTAGCGAGGGGTCGGGAAGGTAACGGTTCGGGTAGGGATGTGGAATCGGGAGGTCACGCCGGCACCTCTGCGACATCGAACTCCGTAGCCATGGCCAGCAGCACCGAGCATGGCGCCGAGAGGATGCGTTCGTACTGGCCCTGCCACTCGCCCGCCCACGACCCGGCCTGAAGCGAGCAGGCGGAACAGGCCACCGTAAACGAGGCGGTGAGGCACTCCACCTCGTCGCCGTGGTCGCAGCCACCCTCCGCGCAGTCCTCCGAGACCAGCATTTCCGGCTGGTGCGCGCAGATGTAGCCGAGCAGCTGTGCCCAGCGGGGGCTGTCCGCGTCGTAGTCCTTCTCCTGTCGCCGCTGGTCGAGGATCACGCGGCAGATGCGCAGGAGCAGCGTCGGATCTGCCCCGAGTCGCCGGTAGGCCGTTTCCTCGGTGGGGGTTGGCGCGAGCGCCGCCAGTTCCTCGTCGGTGCGGTCCTGGTCGAGTGCCACTACCCAGGCGCAGCGGGGACACACCCGATGTGTGGCCAGGTGCTCGTTGCCGCGCCGGAACTCGCCCCACTTCCGGGCGACGATCACAGCGAGGCCGCACTCTGCGCCGACGTACGGCCAAGGGGAGTCGTCGCCCGCCTGTCCGGCCGCTCGGACGGCATGGTCGCGGGGAACCGCATGCAGCCCGCCAAGGTCGCGGGCGATGCCGATGACGTAGGGCACGTCGGGGACTGCGGTGACCGGGAAAGCGCCCGTCAGGTCCCGGGCCTCGGTGGACGGGTCAGACATCGATGCCGCTCCCGTCCACGGGCGCCTCGGCTGCCTCGTCCGTCTCGCCTGCGCCGGGCTGGACCTCCACCGCAACCTCGGGCAGGCCGTACTCGCGCGCCCAGTCGTACGTCAGTTCGTGCACCGTGTCGCCAGCCTCCCAGGCCAGCCAGATCTGCCGGGCGGCGTGATCGGCGGCCTGCGGGTCGGCCTTGGCGAAGGCGCGCAGCACCGACGCCAGTCCCCATTCGGCGACCAGCGCCGCCGAGTTCTGGAAGTAGATGGCGCGGCCGTCGTCGTCCTCCCGTTTGATGAGTTTCCAGACTTCGGCGCACCGGTGCTGGACTGAGCGGACGAGGCCCCGGGCGATGGCGTCGGCAGTGGCCTGCGCTTCCGTGTTGGGGTAGGGTGCCGGGCCTTCGCCGGGGACGGCGTCGTCGCGGTCGGGTACCGCAGGCGGGTACTCGGCGGTGCGGCGGGCTGCGGTGACGGCCTCCTGGTGCTCCGCGACCTGCATCCGGATCGAGTCGACATCGCCGGTCCAGTCGACTGGCGTCGCACCGAGCGCATCGGCGGTGCGGCGGGCCAGGTCGATGTCGTCGGCGTCCCAGCCCAGCGGGATCGCAAGCCCGCTCGCGGCGTGGGTCAGCGCCCACGAACCGGACAGGCCGCCGTTGCGCAGCATCGGGGTGACAACCAGCCCCGGGGTTCGGGTCGGCTCGGCAACCACCGCCACCTTGCGCCAGCCGGTGTCCGATGCCTCGTCACGGACGGCGACCTCACACGTTGCTGGGTAGTCCTGGTCTTCGGTCATCTCGGGTTCCTTTCGGTGAGGGGTTTGTAGGGCAACGACGGAAAGGGGGGTGGAGGTTCAGGGATCGTCGGGGAGTCCGAGGCGTCTTCGCTCCCGCCGGTCGGCGCGGGCTTGCCACCAGTCCAGGAGGCGGAAGCCGAAGAACGTGTAGGCGATGCCAAGGGCGGCGGAAGCGAGGGCGACCGTCATCCAGATCGTGTTAGCCACGCCCGCCACCATTCGCCGCCTCGGCCCAAATACCCCGGCAAAGCACCTCAGCGAGCGTTGGGCCCTTGATCCCGGCTCCGTCGTCGCTCGGGCCGTCCGGCAGACGCAGGGACTCCAGAAGCGACCACAGGGCGATGTCGTGATCCTCCGGTTCCAGCCCGGCGGCGACACACGCCAGACGGTGGACGTTGACCCCCTGCGCCAGTTGACGGACCAGGTCGGCGTACCGGTCGGCACGAGACGGGGGAAGGGGGACGTGAGCGAAAGGATCGGCGAAGGAAATCATGCAGCACTCCGGTCGTAGTCGAAGAGGGTGTTGTGGTCGTCGGCCTGCGGACGGGCGGAACCTTCGGGGCGGAGGAACGGTGGCGGCCGGATCGTCAACGGTCGCGCCGACCCGGGTCATGCGGCCACGTCCTCGGTGCGAAGGCACTCGCACTCGCGGCACGCCGGGAGCAGGCCGTACAGGTGGGCCACGGCAACCTCGAACGCCCGCGACGACCGCAGGGTCTCCTCCGCCACCGTCGACACTGGGCGGGTCCACCGGTGCTCCCCCTCCAACACTCCCAGGGCGCCGCGCACGTCCAGGAACGTCCAGGGATCGGCGTGAAGCTCCGGTGGGTCGGCCGCATTCTCCGGGGCCTTCCCCCGCTCCCAGCCGACCAGCGGCAGCAACAGGGGCTTCACTGTGGACGCCCAGAACGCGGCGGCGCACCAGTTGCGGTCGTCGGGGCGGATGTTCTCGGCTGCGATGGTGACCAGCCGGGCGAGGGCGGTAAGACGCGGCTCCCGGTCGGCGAGGAAGGTGAACGTGGTCATGCGGCGCTCCTAAACGATGGCCATGTCAACGAAGCGGGACAGGTGCAGTTGGGCGGCCACGGTGATCGTGTCGGTCGCCCCGTTGCGGTGCTTCTCCACCAGGAAATCCGCCTCCCCCGCCCGGGGGGATTCCTTGTCGTAGTAGTCGTCTCGGTGCAGCAGGATCACAATGTCGGCGTCCTGCTCCAACGCTCCCGAACCGCGAAGGTCCGCCAGCGATGGCCGCTTGTCGGCGCGCTGCTCCGGGCCGCGGTTCAACTGGCAGACGGCCACCATCACCACGTCGAGTTCTTTCGCCAGCAACTTGAGCGACCGGCTGATCTGCCCGGTCTGCTCCTGGGTCGTCTCCCGGCCGGTGCCCTTCGCTGCGGTCACCAGTTGGAGGTAGTCGACCACCACCAACTTCAGGCCGTGCTGGCGTTTGATCCGCCGGCAGCGTGCCCGGATGTCAGCCACCGTCAACCCGGGGGCGGTGTCGATCCACAGCGGGGCGTCCTCGGTGTCGCCGGCCATCCGCGCGATGCGGGACCAGTCCTGATCGTCGAGGTTTCCGGTGCGGACCGAGTCGAGCGGCACCCGGGCGCCGGCCGAGATCAGCCGCCGGGCGATTTCGTCCTGGGCCATCTCCAGGGAGAACGCCACGGTCGGTTGCCTGCCGCTCCCGCGGAAGCTGAACGCGGTTGCGGCCACGAGGTCGCCGGAGGCTGCCACACTTTTTCCCATGCCAGGTCGTCCGGCCACCAGCACCAATTGGCTGGTCCGCAGACCGCCACCGAGGAGCCGGTCCAGGTCGGCGAAGCCGGTCGGCAGCACATCCGTCGAGGTCTCCCCATCGCCGTCGCGCTCGATGGCGTTCAACGTCACCGGCAGGATGTCCCGCCACGCCACCGGCCCGTCCTCGGTTGCGGGGGCGTCGATGTCGGCCAGCAGCGCCCGCGCCGCGTCCAACGCCGAAGCGGCCTCGTCGTGCGGGCAGCCGGCAGCGATCTGCCGAATCCGGTTCGACGCGGCCAGCAGGTGCCGCAGGATCGCCTTCCCCGCCACGATCCGGGCGTAGTGGGTGGCCTGCAACGCCACCGGCACCGACTCCGTGAGGGTGTGCAGGTAGGGGCCGCCACCCACCCGCGACAACTCCCCCCGGTCCGCGAGGAACGATGCCACAGCCACCGGGTCGGTGGGTTGCCGGCGGGACTCCAGGTCCAACACCGCCGTGTAGATCGTCGCGTGGGCCGGGCGGAAGAAGTCCCCGGGGCGCAGCAGCCGGGCCACATCCACCGACACCGACGGATCCAGCATCAGTGACCCCAGCACCACCTGCTCGGCGCCCTGGTCGTACAGCGCCTCCCGCTCAGGGGCCGCGGGCTCGGCGTGCTCGTCGGCGGGTTCGGCGCCGAGGTCCACCCACGCCGGGTGCAGATCCGTGGTCACGTCTGTGATCGTCATCGGGGTCCCCCCGTCCGGGTCGGCGCATCCGCCTTGCGCCGGTCCGGCCCGACGAGCACCACCACCGCGGCGTCCAGCAGCCGCGACTCCACCCGGGCACCCACCGCCACCTCCAACGGAGACGGCCGACCCGGTGCCGGGCGCACCGTCGGCAGGTTCGTCACCACCACCGTTGCCCGCCGCGCCCGCCACCGCCGCTGCACCAGCCGGTACAGGGTTTCCTCGGTCCAGTCGGTCGCCCGGGTCGCCGCGAGGTCGTCCAGCACCAGCAGGTCCGCCGAGTCGTACCGCTCGAACACCGTCAGGTGCGCCTCATCCGGACGGGGCCGGGTTTCCTCGTTCAGGTCCGCGTGGTCGACCATCCAGCACAGGCATCCCCGGCCCTGCTCGGCCCGGCCCAGTTTGATCGCCCGCAGCACCGCCCACGCCAGGTACGACTTGCCCGACCCGGTGTTCCCCGACACCAGCAGCGTCGGCTTCACCTCCGGGTCGTCCGCGAGCACCCGCCGCACCCAGTCGGCCGCCACCGGATGCCCCACCTCCGCGTCGCCGTGCTGCGTCCGGCACCAGTGGCCCCGCAGGTACCCCCGTGCCTGCTCCCGGCGCATCGCCACCAGGTCGAACGTGTCGGGTTCCGGCGGCGGCAAGTCGGCGCCGACGGCGGTCAGCCGTTCGGCGAGGTGGCCCAGACCGGCCCGTTGGAGGATGTTCATTGCAGAGGGGTCCCTTCGCCGTACGCCTCGGGTGGGAAGTTCTGCTGCTGGTAGTTGCTGCCAGCGCCCGGGGTTCCGCGCCGTTGCGCAAACTGGCTCGGTGGGACGCCGTAGATCGCGTATCGGAGCGAATCGACGGTGACCGCCCGCCCGTCGTCGGCGAGTTTGTTCAGGCCGTGCGTGATCCGTTCGTCGGTGACGCCGGCGTGGACTGCCTTCTTGACAACCCCAGCGACGGCGTTGAAGTTGGAGAGCTTGACCCGATCGCAGTAGACCCGGGCGAGACGGTTGATCCGCTGGTTCTCGGTCTCCCCTTCGCTGCCGTCCTCCGCTGCTGGTGCAGCGCGCTTGCGCGCTGGTCTCTTGCTGGAGTTCTTTGCTGGTAGTTCTTTGCTAGAAGCGTGTCCTTGGGAAGGACTACTGCCACCTGCGCAGTGGTCCTTGGGAAGGACTACTGGTGGTCCTTGGGAAGGACTACTGGCGTCGCCCGAGTGGTCCTTGGGAGGTACTAGTCCTTGGGAAGGACTACTCAGCGGTTCTTGGGGAGGACTACTGGACGCCTCTCCTGAACCGGCTTCTGCGGCTTGGTCCGGCGCCTCGTTGGCGGGGTCGGCCTTGCGATTGCGGTTCGGCCGCGGGGGCTTCCACTCCGGGTCAGCGCCGGGTGCCAGCGCATAGTTGGTGCGGTCGTACTTCGTCTTCCTCGCCGGCTGAGAGCGCTTGACCCATCCCAGCGACTCAAGCTCACTCAGGTACTTCGCGACCATCGACCGAGAGAGCCCCGTGGCGGCCTCCAGTGTCGTGAGCGACGGCGAGAACTCGGGGGGTATCACGGCCGTCTCGTTGTCTGCCTTCACGAGCAGCATCAGCACGATCAGCCGTGATTGCGGCGGCAGCTTCGAGCGCAGCACCGCCTGTTCCACCTCCCACCTCGTCGTCACCGACATGGCCCCCCTCGCGTGCTAGCGACCTCGCTTCATGTGCTTCGCCTGGTAGTGCCGTTCAAACCCGGCCCAGGCGTCGTCCTCGTTGGCCCCGTCCCCGGTTTCTGGGCAGAGCCAGCAGCGCCGGCGGCGGCGGAGGGAGGTCATGCGGCGGCCTCGGCGACAGCGGGCCGGTCAAGCCACAGCACCCAGGTCTGGACGCCGCCGAAGGCGTTGCTCGGAAGCTCTCGCGCCTCGCCGTATTCGGCGACGAGGGACCGCGTGGCGCTGTGCCGCCGGTCGCTCCGGTGGATGTATCCGGCCGGCACGATGGCGACGAGACGACCACCGGGCGCGAGTAGCTCCCAAGCGAGGCGAACGTGGTCGATCCAGATGGTGGGCTGGCCGGGTACCGCGAACGGCGGGTTCATGACCACCGCGTCGAACCGCTGGGCCGTGGCTCCGGCGAAGTTCTCAAGCGTGTCGACGACTAGCGTGATCTCGCCACTTCCGTCGCTGATGCGGGCTGCCCGCTCGGCGTGGGGCTCGACCGCCCACACCGTCACGTCGGGGTTGGCGTTCCGGATGGCGAACACGAACGCGCCGTCGCCGGCAGAAGGTTCGAGGACCGACGAGCCTTCAGGCAGGTGTGGCACTCGGCTGAAGTCGCGGACGATGGCTGCGGCCAGGCCGGCGGGGGTCGGTACGTACCCCTCGGCTGCTCGGGCGGCGAGCGGCGCTACGCCGTCCCCGAGCGCCGCCGCGAGGGCCGTGCCGGGGTCGCTGGAGAAGACGTGGGTTCCTGTCCTGCGGTCCCACTTCCCGCCGAGGGCTTCCAGCACCTTGTTGACCCGGACGTATTCGTCGCGGGCGAGTTGGCCAGGTGGCAGGGTCAGTCGGGCGCCGTCGAGGGTGGATGCGGCGAGAATCTCGCGGGTGCGGTCGTCGATCTGGCGGCTCATGCGGTGGCCCCGCCGATCTGGTGTTGAGCGCTACGATCGGCACATGCATGTCCTGATATCACGATCCCGAGCGTACGGCACATAGACATCCGGACGCAAGTGCCCCTAGAATACGGGGTATGACAGTAGGGACCTTCGCGTGTGAGACCATCGACCCCGTGGCGAGGCGAGTTGACCCGGAGGCGGAGCGCCTGGAGGCGCGTCTGGTTGGTGCTCTGCGAGCCCTTCAGGCTGCCGAGCGGGCAGTAGAACGCAAGCGCGGGGACCTGGCTGACGAGATCGCGGACGTATTCCGGACGGGCAAGTTCAGGGCGGCGACGATTGCGCGGATCGTCGACTACACACCGGAGCACGTGCGTCGGATCCTGCGTGCGCATGGCATCGAAGGCGACGCCTCGCGGCTGTCGCCAACACAGCGCCAACGTGCCGCTGAGGAATCCTGACCGCCTCATCTGACGATCACCACCAGGAACAGCTCCATCTGCCCGTCGTCGACCTCCGGTGACACCCGGGAAGGCAGCGAAGGCCGGCGGGGGGTGGGGATGTAGCCGCCGCACACCGGCCCCCGCTGGCGCGAGCGGTAGGGCTCCCGCCAGATCGGGTGATGGCAGTCCCGGCAAGGTACGGGCGTTGGGCGGGTCATAGCTGCCTGCCGATCTTCCGCAGGCAGCGCATGCACGGCCGCAGGCTCTCGGCGGTTTCGTACTCCCGCTGGTTCCCGGTGCCGCGCCAGTCGGAGGCGGGCAGGGTGTAGATCCCGCAGGCCGCCTCGGCGTCGTCGGCGCGGGCCAGGGCGTGCTTGACGGAGCCGCGGGGGAGGTAACGCCACTCGGTCATCCCGCGTCTCCCGCCCGCTCAAGCCACCGGCCGAGGTAGGCGTGGACCTGTTCCACCTGGTCCCGGTCGAGCAGCACCGGGCAGCCGGTGAACAGCCCTTCGCCGCCGCTTTGCCGCCCGTCCCACACCCACAGCCGCAGGTAGGGCCACACCCGGTCGCAGCACTGGTCAAGCGGCTTGTCGCACTCCGCCTCGGGTGGGCATAGCCGCCGGTCGCCGTCGCTGACGAAGGCGGAGATCTCGTCGAGGGACACGAACCCGGCCCTCGGCCCGGACGGGTCGGGCAGGATGTGGCTGGCCTCGTACACGAGCGGCCCGGTGGGGCAGTTGCGGGGCTTGCCCTTGTGGCCCTGCCGGCAGCCGTCGAGGTGGTCGTCAGAGTCCAGCGACAGGGCGGTGGCAAAGATGGACATCAGCCCACCGCCTCGCCGACCTCGGCCACAGTCAGACGCCGCCATACCCGGCCCTCACCCGGCGCCGACACCAGAACCACCTTCAGTGGCTCGCCGGACAGGAACGCCCCGTTGATGAGCAGCCGCCGGTGCAGGTCAGTGCAGCCGCCGTCGGAGCACCGGACCCGCACCTCGTTGCCGGTCAGTTGCCATGCGCCGGGCTCGACGTACACCGCATACCAGGGGTGGGCGGGTTCACCGGGGGCGCCGGTAGCGTCCGGGTCGGACGGGACGAACCCGCCGCAGGGGCAGTCGGCGTCGGGGCACACGTGACCCCTGCGACCCCCCGAGAGGCGTTCGCGGGCGGCGTAGTGCGGCATACGCCCGGCGACCATCGGGCACGCCTGCGAGGCGTACACGGCGCAGGGTGCGCACAGCGGCGGCTCGTCGAAGTGCCGGTTGCGGAGCTGGTTGGGTCCGCCGAACAGGACCGCGGGTCGGGTCAGCGGGGCGCCGCAGGTTTGGCACACCTGCTCGGTCCAGCACTGCTGGTACGTGGCCTGGTGTGGGGTGCGGAAGTCAACCCCGCCGTCGGCGAGGCGGATGTTGACGTACGGGGCGACCAAGCCGCCGACGGTGGGCCGGTCAGCGCACGAGGCGGGAATCGGCGGGATCATACCGTTGTCGCCTTCACGGCCTCGTGGACGCAGGGAAACCGCCCACCCACATACAGCCCCAGGGCCTGGCCGGATCGGAACGCTGACGAGAACGCAACGGGCAGGATGCGCAACGCCGCGAGGACGTCAACGGCCTGGGTGACCGATTCGGCGACGAGACGATGCGGCTCGGTCCAGCCGCAGCCGTCCGACGAGGGGGCGCGGACGAACAGGGTTCCGCTGCGGTCGACGTAGACCTGCCGGGCTTCACGGGCGAGCGGCAGCGGCCGGGGCCGGTGAACGTTCGTCCAGTGCCAATCGGCCGGCCTCTGGCTCCCGCGGTAGACGGGCCGCCAGCCTTGTGTCCGTGCCCAGCGCAGCACCTCGGCGAGCAAACGCCTGTCCTTCGGCGTCATCGGCCGACCTCGGACTCAACCGAAACCACGTTCGGGAACGCCGACAGCAGCGGCAGGCGCCAGCCGACGATCCGCAGCCGGTACGTGTGCCCGACCTGCAATTGCCCCTGGATGTCGGCGGAGGCGGTCTTCCCAACCAGCCACTGGTCGTAGTTGCCGAGGACCCCGCATTCCTTGGTGTAGATGCGGTAGTTGGAACTGCCGTGTCCGCTGTAGCCGCGGTCCTTGTCCTCGACGGTGCAGGTGGCCACGTGGTTGTGGTAGTTGGCGCGCAGCAGCACGGCACCGCCGCAGCAGCCGGCGACCAGCACGAGGCCGGCGAGGCTGGCACCGAGGGACGTGTTGTTCGGCATCGGGTTCCTTCAGGTCTAGGCGGCCAGTTGGCCGGCGGGTGGGGGACGTAGCGCCGTTACGTCGGCGACGATGTTGCGCCTGTACCGGCTGGGCCTTCCCGGGCGCCGCAGCCGGATGTGGACGGCGGGCGGTTCGCAGGTTCGGCAGTACCCTTCCTTCGCGGACTGGCCGATGACGGGACGCCCACAGGGGCACACGGTCAACACGCGGCCGGTGTCGGCGTACGCGGTCCCGGCACGGACCACACCCGCCTCGTCGCAGGCGTGGGCGGCGCAGTCGGTGAGGACGGGGCAGGCGATCCGGCACAGCGTCATAGCGAGCCGGTTCCCGTCGTCGCCCGTCTCCCACCAGTCGCTCGGGCGGGTGCGGCAGATGGCCTTGTCGCGCCACATCATGCCGCCGCCTGCCGGTGGTTGCCGCGTGCCATCGGCGGCTGCCACTCCTGGTACGGGACCGGCCTGCCGTACTCTTCCCTGGCCCTGCGGTGGGTGTTGGTGCCGGGCCAGATCAGGCCGCCCTGCACGCAGTGGTGCAGGGGCGGATCGTTGACGGCCTTCCGGGCGCACCACGTCAGCGCCGGGCAGCCGGCGCAGTCGCGGAGGGCGTTGAGGACCCGGTGCCGGACCCTTCCCGCCTCGTAGTGGCCATCGGAGATGGGGATGTCCCACCGGTCGGGGTCCGCCGCGCAGGGCGTCGGCGCGTTCGGGTCGTCCCGCAGGCCGCGGTCGGGGAGGGTGGTGGTCACGGGTTGACTCCGAGGTGTTCGGCGATGGCTTGGCAGACTGCGGCGGCGGAGGCGGCCGGGGTGCGGTGAACGGGGTCGAGGGTCAGCGCGTTCTCGGCAACGGCGAGGGCTTCGGGGCTGCCCAGCCATGCGGCGATAGCGTCCACGACCCGCTCGGCGTTGTCCCTGCCCATTTCGCACGTCCAGCTGGCCTCGGCGTGATGGTCAGCGCAGGCGGCCTGGTGGGCCAGGCGACGAACCGGTACCGGCCTCTCGGCAGGTCTGGCTGTGATAGCGGCGAAGTACAGGGGCTCAGACATCACTGTCCACCTCCGGGCTGGTCGGGCAGGTAGCACCACTCGACACGGGTGATCTCCGAGGACGGGTGGCAGCGCATGTGCTGGCAGAAGAAGGCGACGAACTCGGCCGGGGTCAGGTCGCGGAACCCCTCCGCTGCCACGTCATCGGAATAGATCGCGTCGAGTGGTTCGCGCCGCACGCTGACGATCTCGACATCGCAAATCCGCACCAGCGGCTCGCCCTTGCGGCGTCCCATGACCTTCCTGCAGAGGGTGAGCCGGTCGCCGGCCGTGAGGAACTTCCAGCCGAGCCGCCTGGTGACCGTCTTTCGCCGCTCGCGCACCGCCATCTCGGTGAGGGACACGGACATCAACCGGCTCATGAGCGCACCGCCTCGATCCGCTGCAGCAACTGCCGCAGGTCCCGGGTGGCGGCGATCAGCGACGCCAACACCTGCCCCCGTAGCCGGTCGGCCTCACCCTCAGGCAGGGTTTGCCAGCCGCGCAGGTCGTACATCAGCCGTGTGAACGTTCCCGACAGTCGGTTGGTGTCCCACACCGCCAGCCCGCTGACGGCGACGATGTACCGGTGTGGCCACGCATCCCGGGCAACTTCCCGCCACGTGCATTCCACGATCGGGGCGCCGGTGTAGTAGTCGGCAGGCTTCCACCCGCCCGAGTTGTCGGTGCCGAAGTACGCCACCCCGCCCCGGTGGGTGTGCCACACCGACGGGTGGTTGAGCCGGCCGTGGGAGGTATGCCCGTGCGTCCAGAGGGTGATGTCGGCGGCGTCACCGAGGGCGTCGTCAACGGCCGGGATGATGCGGGGCAGGTCCATGTCGAAGTCGTCGGACCAGAACCGCTCGCCCATCACGCCACCACCTCGACAACGGTGATGCCGAGCAGGTGCCGCAGCCCGTCGTCGCGGGTCGCCACCCGCACCGGGCCTGTCCCGTCCCGGTAGGCGAACCAGTGACCTTCCACGGCCGGACCCCAAACGGCACCGACCTTCACGCCGTCCCGGTAGGCGATGACCTCGTCGTCGCTGTCGTCGACCACCAGCCCGGCCGCCTCGAACAGCGGCAGGAAGTCGTCGGGGATCGGGTCGGACCAGCGCCGCACGGCGACGGCGACAACCGTGGCCGAGTGGGCGTGGCCGCGCTGGACCTTCGTCGGATCGGCCATCACGCCGCCACCGCCTGTCCGGTCTTCGGGTACTCCCGGATCCGGAGATCAGCGGGCCAGGCGTCCCACTTGCCGCCCTTCCCGCTGCCAGCCCACACCTTCCCGAGCTGCTTGACGAAGACGGCCGTGTCGGCTTCGCGGGCGAGGCGGATCAGGTCGTACACCCAGTCCAGCGCCATCGGACGCGAGCCGTGTCCACTCTCGCCACCGATGATCAGCCAGTCGATGCCGGTCAGGTCCAGCGACGGCAGCGGCCCGAGTAGCGGCTCAGCGGAGACGAACCGGACGGCCGCGGGGGTGGCGTGCAGGTGGTCGGCGCGGGCAACGTGCTCGTCGGACTCAATGCTGGTGCCGAGCCACGTGTTAGGAAGCGGCCAGACAGCCGGTACCGCGAACCGGTCGGCGTCATAGCGCCAGCCGTGCCAGCCAGCGCGCACCATGGCAATCCCGACGGACCGACGGAACTCCTCCTCGGCCAGCATCCGGGCCATCCGCTCGGGTCGCTTGGTCAAGATCTGGTAGGTGTGCTGCGGCGTTGCCGCCATCACCGCCCAGACCTCCGCCAGGAACTCGCGCGGCACCCTGGCGTGCCCGAGGTCGCTCATGCTGTTTACGAAGACGGTCCGAGGGTCGCGCCACTTCAGCGGGGTGCTTAGCGTGCCTGGGTGGACGGTCAGCCCGAAGCCGGGGCCGGACGTGCGCGGGTCGCCGTCGTTCTGGTACTTCGCCGAGCCCATACCCTTGAGCCGCTTCGCCATCGTTAGCGCATAGCAGTTCGTGCATCCGTCGCTGATCTTGTCGCAACCCGTGGTCGGATTCCAGGTGACGCCTTGGGTGCCGTCCCGCTGGGTCCACTCGATGCTCGTTTCGGCCATCAGGCGGCCCTCCTGCCCTGGTAGACCTCGGCGGCGGTCAGCAGCCCGTGCTGGGTGGCCTGCGGCAGCCGGCCGAGGTGCCAGGTGTCGCCGGTAGGGCAGCGGTAGGCGCGCAGCCAGCGCCACTCGGGCGTGCGACGGCGGGCTTTCCGGGCGTGGGATCGGCTGAGATAGGACCGTTTGCCGCAGTGCTCGCACTCTGCGACGGGCAGTGAGGGGCGGGTCAGGTGCACGAGGGGGCCTCCGTTCGGTGAGGGGTTGTGTCGTCGCAGCGGGACAGGATTCGCTGCCGCATCGCCTCGGCCGCAGCCGAACGCAGCCGGTGCTCCGCCTCCCGGTCCTTCCACGAAAAGTCCCGGTCTGTCCGGTACAGGTCGGCGCACTGCTCCGCGTAGCTGACCTCCTGCTCCCGTAGCCGGGTCAACTCCCGGTCGGCAACCTCAGCCGTCAGCCAGTCGTCGAGGACGGGTTCGGTGCCGGCGAGCAGGCAGTTACGTAGGTGCGCGTAAGGCGAGGCCAGATCCCGGGACGGCGCCGGGGGAAGCGGCGGCTCCGGTTCGGCAGGCGTCTCGTCGGCGACCCCTACCCGCAGCCCCCACCTTGCGGCCACGATCTCGGCGAGACACCACACGTCATCCAGATGCGGGCCTTCGATGGTGGCCGAGTTGTCGCAGCCCGGCGGCATGGTGGCCCGCCAGCCCTGGTCGGAGCGTTCGATGCGGATCGGGTCATTCACCGCCGGCCTCCCACGCCTCGCCGGGTCCGAGGACGTAACGGCCGGCACCGATGAGAACCGCACCTAGGCCGGTGAGGAACAGCACCGTCGCCGGGCGGGTCTCGGCGGGGGATGACGCGACGACAACGAGGACCAGCACCCCGCTGACGGTCAACGCCCCCGCTGCGATGCGCCGCAGGAACACCCACAGCGGGTTGGGTACCGGGACGGCCCGGTGCCGGCCCCATCGGCTGCGGCGGTACGTGGTCATGCCTGCCTCCCCACGTACGACGTGTCCGCCGCGAGTAGCGCCCGAACTTCGGCCTCCCGGTACCGGCGGTGCCCGCCGAGGGTCCGGACGGCAGACAGCCGGCCTTCCTCCGCCCACCGGGCCACCGTCTGCGAGGTGACCCGGAACAGTTCCGCGACCTCGCTGGGCTGCATCAGGGCGTCGTCGTCAAGCGGCATCGGATCCCCCCGCCTCATAGCTCTTGCACGGGCACTTGTCGGGGTTGGACGCCGAGCACGCCTTGCGCTTTTTCGTCGCCTCCGAGATGGCATGGACCTCGGGCAGATGCCTGCAGACGCAGCGGGGCAGCAGCACGTACCCGTCGGTGGTTCCACATGCCCGACCCGGGTCGCTGGCATTCGGCGTCGGGACCGTCCATGGGTTGCGGCGGCTCACCGGACGTACCTCATCAGCGACAGGGCCGGTTGGCGCTTACGTAGCCGGCGTCGGTGGCGTTCGGCGTAGGTCTGCAGGATCAGATCCCGGTCGTGGCGCTCGGCCTCGGTGAGGATGCGGGTCATGCCGCCACCATCCGTTCGGTTGCCTGGGAGAGCGCAACCAAAGCCGCAGCGCACTGCCTCGGGATGCCGGCCGCGCTGAGCACGTCACGAAGCCTGAACAGGTGCTCGTAGACCCGCTTCGGCTCCCAGCCTGTGTCGGCGAAAACCGCGCCATCGACCTTGGGTAGCGTCCCATCAGCCGACATCAGGGCGAGGACGGTTGACTGCACGCCGGCACCAAGCGAGAGAAGCCGCATCATCCCGCCACCCCAGCTACGGGTACACCGACACCTGCGCGGTCCTCGGGGAACGTTCCGACCGGCTTCGGCTCGTACCGGGTGACGATGGTGTGGCAGTCGACCGTCGCCCACTGATCCGCCTGTCCTGCGACGGGTTCCAACTCCTCGCCGACGACGGACGCGACCTCAGGGGGCAGTTCGGATCCGCCACTGAGGATGCCGAAGGAGTCGGTGTCGGTCCGCTCGACGATGAACGCGTAGATCACGGCGCCACCTCCGCCCCTACCCGCCGCGCCTCATACGGGCGGTACGGCCACGCGTCGTCCAGGTCGGCGATGCGGCCCATTAGTTCGTCGGCCTCCTGCTCCAACACGCAACGGCCTTCGCTGCCCTCGTCGAACTGCTCGGCGTCGTAGGACTTCTGTTCCAGTTCGCGCATCAGGTAGCGGCGGAACGAAGCCGTCTGGTCGGCCCGCCACTGGGCTTGCGCCTCGTGCAGGTCGAACAGGTCCGCGGACCGGATGTGGTGGTGCCGTTCGGCCTGCCGCCACGCCACCCGGGCCGCCGCCAACGCGTCGTGGGCCGAGTCGTGGGCACCGTCGATCCGCACCCCGTAGGTGGCGCACAGGTCCGGCAGCCGCCGCTTCCCCCGCCGGTACGGGTCCACCGCCTTCAACGTGGGTAGGCCGTTGCGGCGTAGCTCCCGGTCCAGGATGGTCAGGTCGAACGCGATGTTCATGCCGACGACGGGGACCTTGGCCAGCAGCGCGAACGCCAGGTCGGCGGCGACCACGTCCAGCACGTCGACCGCGGGGCGCCCGTTCGCTTGGGCGTGTTCGGTGGTGATGCCGTGGATCGCTGTCGCCTCGGCCGGGATGTCCACGTCCACCTTGACCAGATGGGAGCGGACATCGGTCGGCTCACCTGGGCGGATCAGCGCGACCGTGGCGGTAACGATGCGGTCCTGCTCAACGTCAACGCCTGTTGTCTCGGTGTCGTACCCCGCCATCGGACCCTTGTGCCAGGCCATCACGCCGCGTCCTTCCGTGCCGTGTTCAGTGCGTCCAGGAACCTGCGCATGTCCGCCTCGCTCGCCTCGTCCGACGAGTGGCCGACCAGTTCACAGAAGTGCTTCTCCAGCACGTCGATGTCGTCCCACGGCGCGGCGGCGAGAATGTCCGACCACAGCGACTCCAGATCGGACGGTTCGGTCACCTCCGCGTCGATGACGGTCCGCTGCGCGGGGACTGCGGTGGCGCGCAGGGCAGCAGCTCGGGCCTCGAACAGCCGCAGCAATTCAGGGGTGTCCTTGCCTTCGGCCTTCGCCTGCTTGTGTAGGTCGAACAGCGCCTCCACCGTCTTGGCTGCGTCGACCAGCGACGGGTAGTCCACGTTTGCCTCGATCGCGGCCCGCACCTGCCCGTCAATCGCCGAGGCGCGGCGGGCGGCGATGAGTTCCTGCACCCGCCCCGACAGCAGTTGGCCAGAGGTCCAGTCGTCGGTGTCGAGCACCGGCACGACGAAGTTCATGGTTTTGCCGGCACGGGTGACGGTGCGCTGGTCCAGGATCAGTTTCGCCGGGATGATGCCCTGCGCCTGGGCGAGCAGGGCGGCGATGCCGGGCAGCTCGACGGCGGCGTAGAACGAGCCGGTGTCCACCCGCCAGCAGCCCAGCCCGGGAACGTCCTCCAGCATCACCCGCAGCCGGGTGTGCATGGAACACTCGCGGGCCTGCGGGTCGCACAGGCACGCCTGCCGGGTGATCTTCTCCATCTGCCCGTCGCAGCGGCGCTGACATCCGCCAGCCGACCACATCTCGTACCACTGCGACTCGGCCGGGTCCTGCGGCGGCACCAGCACCGGAACCTGGGTGGCGTTGGTGACGACCTGCCACTGCTGGTTGCCCCGTGGCGGCTGCCACGCCTCCACGGTGCCGCCGTACAGTTCGGCGATCCGGTCGATGAGGGTGCGGCGGGGGGAGGTGAACCGCAGCCGGTCCAGTTTCGCCGGCCGCTCTTTGCCGTTGGCGGCCTTCACTTTCACGCCGAGCCGGATCCGGCCCACTTCTGTTTGCGCCTGTTGCAAGCCCAAGATGGCCACTACTTGTCCTTGAGGGTGAGGGGTCGGGAGAGCACCGTGTTGAGGCCCGCGTCGAGTCCTTCGGCGAGGCGCAGCGCGTGGATGAAGTAGGCGAGGTTCGCGTCGGTCAGGTAGACCTCGCGTGTCTGGACCTTGTCCGGGCGGATGTGCACGACCAAGCCGCCCTTGATTTCGGGCATCGGTTCCTCGGACCCGTCGGGCAGCAGTACCGCGTCGGCGTTGGCGTAGGCGACGACCTGCCAGCCCTTGGGGATGTCGAGGTTCTTCGAGGTCTTGTAGTCGCCGACCAGGGGGAGGTCGGCGAGGTGCGCGAACTCCTTCGGCAGGGTGGGTCCGGCGGGGAGCCGGATGATTTTGTCGAGGGTGCCGGCGTACCCCCACTTGCGGGAGATGACGGTCATCTCGGTGGCGAGGTATTCGGGTTGGAACGCCTCGCGCCACCGCAGGTACTGGTCAACGAACGGCTGGACCTCTTCATCGATCTGGGCGCCTTCGCCGAACAGGGAGATCTGTTCGGCGGCCTCGTGGAGGCGGGTGCCGATGGATCCGGCTTCGTCGCGGACGTCGTTGCCTCGGTTCGACAGCCACAAGATGGCGCACGGCCGGCACTGTCCACAGGCGTTGTCGGTCTTGGTGGCGTTGCAATCAGGGTTGCGAGAGCAGCGGATCACCCAGGGCAGCCGGTCGAATGCGGCCTCGGAGGCGAGGCGGGCTGCCCAGTCGGCGAGGCCGAACTTGGCGATGCGGGACAGCGCTGTGGTGACGGACCTGAACCGTTCGCCGGTTATCGGGTGCGGGTACCAGCGGGACCCGTCGGCCGATGTTTCGGCGTGGATCGGCTCGCGCTTGGTTGTGGTCGGCGCGCTCATGCCGCGTTGTCCAGTCGGCGTTCACGGTCGTGTTCGTCGGTCCTGCACCGCCGGCACAGCACGTCATCCCCCGAGGGGAAGCCACAGGCGTGGCAGCGGTGTCCCGGCCAGCAGCGGTCACACCACGACGGCCGGTGCGCGAGGGCCTTCAAGGTGTCCACCGCGCGTCGCCCACCGTCGGGGCAGTCCGGCACGCGGTGCAGGGTGGCGTCGGCGTTGACCAGCGTCGGGCCGTACACCACCTCGGGGAAGGGGGGCACGTGGAGGCGTCGGGTGCGGTGGGGAAGGTGCAGCGGAAGGAGGGTCATGCCGGCGCCCCTGCCCTCGCGGGCCGCCGGACGTGCCGGTTGCGGACCAGCCCGTTGCCGTCTTCGGGCGCGTCGGCGTAGTCATCCGCGGGGCCACCGGGCACCCACGGGCCGGGCTCCACGAACCGCAGCCCCTCAACGGAGGCGACGTAGCGGGCGTACCTGTCCAGCGTCATCGCCTTCGTCGCTGCGGTGCTCGGCACGTGGTAGCGGTAGTGCCGCCCGCCTTCCATCTCCACGACGGCCCACGCGACGCCTTCCAGCGGCCCGGTCCGGTCAGCGGGGTACACCACGGCCACCGTCACCGTGTGCTCGGCGCTCACCACGCACCAGCCTTCGTCTCGTTCCACAGTTCGGCCGCCTCGAGCGCGGCAGCCCCGCGGCTGTGCCACATCTCGGCGAGGACCACCGCACCCCGGGCGGTGATCAGCCAGTCGCGGCGCTGCCTACCGGTCGGCCCGTACAGGTCACCGGCGACGACGCAGCCCTCGGCCTGCAGGCGGTCGATCTCGGCGCTAACCTCGGTGACGACACCGCGGAGGTCCACGGTGTACGACCGGTACGTTTCGGCGTCCTCGTAGACGACACCGGAGGCTTCGTCGACCGCGTCGAGCACGTCCAGCACCCGGTACGGCAGCAGCCCGGCGGCGGGGCGGGTGAACACGCCCCGGATGACATCTACGGCGGCCGTTGCCCACGAACGGGGGATAAGCGTTAGGGTGTGCATAGTTTCCCCTCGGAAACGTTCGGGAGGCGGTTCGCCGGTCAGGGCGGGCCGCTTCCGGCTTTTCAGGGTCGGGAAGTCGGAGTTGCCCGACGCTTCAGCGCCGACAGGCGGGCGAGGCGCAGGAAGTAGGCCGTCTTCGCCGACTCTGCTCGCCGAGCCCGCTCCTCGGGTGGCAGAACCCCGTCCGGGTCCACCTCCCGCTCCCAGCGCGACGCGAACGCCGCCCGGGCGGGTGCCGTTGCGGCTTGGCGGTCCGGCTCCTTGGACCAGCGCAGGTGCGCGCCGATCCGGCCGTTCAGGGAGTGGTCGGAGGCGGTCACGCCGCACGTCCCGCGAGTACGGCTTCGGGGGTGCGTGGGGCCGGGATCAGACCCGACAGCGTCGCCGCCTCGATCCGGTCGATGCCGAGGGCGTCGGCTAGCGCGTGGATGGTCCGCGGACGCGGGAGGCTCCCGGTTCGCAGGCTGTGGATCGTCTTGCGGGTCAGGCCCGTGCGCTGGGCCAGGTCGGTCCAGGTCAGTTCCTGGCGGGCGCGTTCCTGTGCGACCCGCTCCCAGAACGGGTACGTCACGCTGGTCGTGTGCTCCACGAATGACCTCGCTTGGTGGGCAGGCAGCGCATCGGCGTGTGTGGCGCTGTGTCTACAACTACACGCTACGGAACGCTGCGGCGCACGGCAAGCCCCTCCGGGGCGTTTCGGAGGGTTGGCACACTTGACCGGTCCGTTCGGACTACGGGCCGCTACATAATGTGGCCCATGGGCGCGTTTAGCGAGCTATGCCGATGCGTGTGACCTGGCTCCGTGCTACAAAACCGCCTGTGGCTGGCGAGGGAGTGCCGTACCGGTTCTGGTTACGGGTCAACAGGGAACGCAGCGAGCGGCGGTGGTCGTGGGATCGGGTGTCGGAGGAGACTGCCCGGTACACGCCGGACGGGAAGGCGATCCCACGCAGCACCATCGCCAACTGGCGGACCTCCACCCGCCGGCCGAGCCTGCGTCTCGTCTACGCCGTCGCGGACGCTCTCGGGATCGACCGGGTCGAGGCGCGGGAGATTGCCGGCCATCCGCCCGACGCGCAGGCGTCGGATGCCGCGGTGGCCCCCCGGCTCGCCTCCGCGATCCAGGAGCTGATGGACGCTGACGACATCAGCCTTGAAGCGAAGATCCTGCTCCTGGGGACGATGGGGCGGACCGAGAAGTTCCTTGCCAGCCTGCGCGTGCAACGCGAACCCGATCAGACGCCCGGCGAACGCCAAGCGGGATGATCCGACACCCCTCGAACGGACAGAATCGCACAATTCATCTGTCACGATGACGACAGAGGCATAACCTGGCACGCACCGGCCTCGGGGGAGGCCGACGATGCACGAGCTTGCGGGGGGATGCGTTGAACGCGAAACGTCGGGGGCGGCGAATCCACGCCGACATGGTTGCCCGTTGGGGCGGCTTCACTACAGGTGCCCTACTCGTCGCCTACGACCTGGTGACCGTCGTCGCCCAGTTGCCGAGCCTCCCTGTTGGCCCGCACATCGACCTGTTCGCGGTCGCCCTGGTCCTCGCCGTGTGGGGGTCCATCCGCCGCTTCGAGCGCATCACCATCACCCCGCAACGGGAGATCTGGCTGCATGGCGTCCAGTACGGCCGGGAAGCCGCCTACGAGGAATGCGGTGCCCAGGGCAGCGTGGTGCCGTTGCCGCTGAACCTGTTCGCCAGCGACCTCGTACCGGACCGCTCGACGGGGCGGCCAGCCAGCCACCGGCCCAGCCCGCGGCGCCGACGGGCGAACTAGAGCCGGTCGCCGAGGGACAGCCGCCGGGATGCCCGCTGCGCCCGCTCCACCTGCGCCGAGCGGCCGTACCGACGTGGCATCTCCGCCGACGACCAGCCGAACAGCGCCATCGCGTCGCCCTCCGAACCGCCCTGATCGGCCCAGACATGGGCCGAAGTGTGCCGCAACTGGTGGGGGTGGACGTGCCCGATCCCAGCAACCCTCGACCGACGGCGCAACATCTGCGTGATCCCGGAGACGGTCAGCGGACCACCCCGGCCACCCAGCCACAGTTCGGGCAGCGACGCCAGCTTGTGCCGGGCGCGCACCCGCAGATACCGGTCCAATGATTGCCCTGTGCGGGCGCCGAACGGAATCACCCGGATCTTGTCGCCCTTCCCGTGGATCCGCACGGTGTCGTGGCGCATGTCCAGGTCGGGTGCCTCCTTCGGTCCGCGGTCCAGCAGCAGACCAGCCATCTCGGCGACCCGGGGTGAACCCGGCTCGCAGAACAGCCGGATGATCGCGGTGTCCCGCCGGTCCTCGAAGCCCTTCCCCTCGCACACCTTCAGCAGCCGCCGCAACTGGTCGTCGGTCAGGACCGCCACCGGCTCGTCGGTAACGGTCGGCTGGCGCATCCGAGCCATCGGCGACACGTCGATGATCTCTTCCCGGACGGCCCAGTTGTAGAACGCCCGCAGCGCGCGGAACCGCACTGCCGCAGTCGTTGATGCGTGCTGGTCGAGGATGTGCGTGATGTACTCCTGCACCTCGGCCTTGGTCAAGCCGAGCACGTCGGCGTCGTTGTGGAGGGCCGCCAGTTGAAGGATCGTCTCGACGTAGTTCTGGATGGTGCGGGGCGAGCTGTTGCGGGAGCGCAGGTCGCGGCCGTAGGCGTCGAGGTGGGCGGCGTTGATGTCCATGGGGCTACAGCGTACGGCACGATCAAGGCCCAGTAAGATGCTTCGTGAGCGGTGTGGCCGATTCTTGCCAACAAGAAGGCCACCTGAACTTCCTGCTCAGGTGGCCTGCTGCGCGCCCGAAGGGACTCGAACCCCCAACCTTCTGATCCGTAGTATGCGGCCTGTAAGCGCTGTGGCGCACCGTGTCTGACCTCGTACTGGTCGGGAGCGTGGAAACGCAGATCAGATGCTATTGGCTACAGCGCTTCGTGCACCGCTCGCGGCCGTGGCGACCCACTCCCCGTCGACCTGCGCCACGTAGCTGCGGAGCAGACCACGGTCGGCCTCCCGGATCGGCTCGTTGCATCCGAAGCAGACCTCGCCGACCGGTGTCGGTACCTGCTCGGCGTTCTCATCCAGCAGAGGGGCGTCCCAGCGGGGACCGAAGTAGAAGGTAGTCACGGGGGTATCAACGAGCGCGAGCCGGACATGCCTCAGCCCCGGCTGATCCGGACTCCCCCGGGCCGGGGCTGAGCGCAGAGCCGTCCTCCACTTGACGCGGACCCGGACGGTCGTTCCGCGCTGCGGACCGGAGCTGCCTACCGATCGCGAGCTTTCACTACTCCGCCGCCCGGTGTCAGTCCGGAGGGGCGTCCCCGGATACGGCACCGCACAGCCGTTTCGCTACGCCGGGGGTCTAGGTCGGTAGGTACCCGCCCCGGTTCGGCCTTATCACTACCCGATCCGGGTCAGCGTAGCGCCGGGGTACGACACGAATCCACGAACGCCGCACGGGTACCGTCCGGATCGTGCAATACCGCTTCCTCGGCGCCTACCAGACCCCGGACGGACGGTGGCGGATCGAGGTCTGGGCAGGACGTGGGGCGCAGTGGTACACCGTGCTCCACGACGGGCAGGTTTACGACCGGGACGGCTTCCTGTGCGAGCGGGTGCCCCTCGGCACCGTCGAGGCGGTGCTGCGCGCCAACGGGGTCAGCATGGCCGACCTGCGGCCGGAGACTGCGGACGGGCCGGACGACGGACCAGCGTGAGCCCGTCCAGGTCAACTGGCATCCACCGGTCCACGCCTGCGGTTTGCGCCGCCCACCGCTGCTCGTTCGCCATGCGGCGGATCAGCACCGCCTGCCCCTTCCCTACCCGGCCGCACACCACCGACCACACCTTGTCCCGCACCCGGGCACTGGGAGTGCCGACGAACACGCCCGGGGCGATCTCCACCATCCACCGGGTCAGATGCCCGCGCAGCCCGGACGGTGCGGCGATAAGCACGATGACCGTCATTGCTCGTCCAGCTCCGACCAGTCCACCTTGCCTAGGTCGACCGCCTCCTGCTCATCGGCCCAGTTCCGTCCCGCCGGCACGGCACCGTTGGTGTCCCACAACTGGGCGCGATGTACGTCCGCCTCGTCGTCGAGCCCGTCTGGCTCCTCTTCCCCGGCGGTGGCCTTGTCCTCGCCGAGCAGCAGGGCTTGGATGTCCCGTACCACCCGGGCCATCAGCCCCTGCTCCACCACCAGATCCCGGAATCGGGTCCGCGCCGCCGACTCCTCCGTGGCGCCTTCGGACATCAGATCGAATGCGGCCGGGATCGTCGTCATGGCTTTGTACAGGTCGGCGATGTCGAGCACGAACGAGATGGCCGACCCGGTGTGGACGAAGCCGAGTGCTGGGCTGGCACCCAGGCCGACGGTGGCGGCGTGGCACACCCCGTAGAGGCAGGCGTTGAGCGCCGACAGTACCCGGTTGATGTCGTCACCGGCTGCGAACGGCTTCCCGGCCACATACTTGCGCCCGGACCACGCAACCCCGGTGCGGGAGGCGTGCAGCCGGTAGGAGCGGCGCACCCGGGCACCCTCCCGGCCCCGCAGTTGCTGCATCGACAGTTTGGAAACGTTCTCGCCAGGGAACCGCATCTGGTACATCTGCCGGGCAACACCGAGGCGCCGCTTGTTGTCCGACACCAGCCAGGCTTGGCGCTGCAGGTAGCGGGATGTGTGGGCGGTGGACACGCCGTGGGCATACATCCGGACGCCGTTCTCCCCGACCCAACAGACGGTGGTCCCGGAATCGGCCAACAGCCGCACCGCGCTGTGGGTCACCTTCGTGCCCGGTCCGAGTAGCAACGCGGACACCATTGCGGCCGGCAGGTGGGTTTCGCCCTCGGCGTCCAGGAGGGTGACCGCGTTGTCTTCGCGGCCGATCACGGCCCGATCAACGTAGACCGTTGAGATTCGCTCCCCGATCCGGGTGAGCATTCCTGTCTCTGCTTTCCACCACATGCCGGAAGATGCTGCCGCCCGGGCGTCGGGCCGGGCAACGTTCCGAACGGGTGAACCGATGCGGCCGGGCCGCTACCCAGCGGCTGGTAGCCCAATCGGAGCTATTTTTGGAGTCCTTCTTGACACGCTCATGCGCGCCCGGGCCGGCCTGCCGTACCGGCGGGTCCGACACAACGCGACTCCGCCATCCCCGCGCGCCCGGACCGGACGGCGGCGGCCCGGTCACCGAGACGCAGGGCCAGCCGCCACCCCCGCGCGCCCGGACCGGACGCACCGCACGCACCGCCCTCGACTGGGCCTGCACCGCCACCCCCGCGCGCCCGGACCGGCCCACCAC